ACCTGTTGCTCCACCGCCACTAGTTATTTGTAGGCCATCCCCTGTACCTGAGGCGGCAACAACAAGACCATCTCCATTCGTGGCCTGAGACGTAATATTGAGACCATTTCCTGTAGCACCTGCGCCAGAAGTTAAAAGTGCTCCTGCACCAGTTGTACCACCAATAGACCTTAGCCCCTCAAAAGCCCCGCCACCCTGGAGATAGAGTCCGACTCCACCTGCAGCGGATGAGGATATTCCATGATTTCCTGTTCCAGCAGTTACAGCAAGACCTATGCCTGTTCCACCAGAAGCATCTGCATAAATAGCAGCGCTTGCAGTGTCGGACTCGGCATATATTCCGCTTCCAGAAGTTGCTCCACCTTTACCATGTATTCCGTGTCCAGATGTCCCAGAACCACCACAATAAAGACCATCGTTACTTCCTGCAGCAAATATCCCAATACCCCTACCATTGTTGGTTGCACGAATATCCATACCTGCACCAGAAGTAGATCCTCCGGCTATATTAACGCCATTTCCAGAAGCTCCACCTGTAATTGATAGACCAACACCAGAAGTAGCTCCCCCTGCAATTGTTGTTCCATTTCCGCTTGCTCCACCTGTGGAAGCTAATCCTGCTCCTGCACCTTGGCCAATCACGTTTAGTCCCACGCCATCAGTTGCACCACCAGTAGCTTTGAGCCCCGATCCAGCACCTTGGCCAACGAGATCTAGTCCGTTACCATCAGTAGCTCCGCCAACAGAGCGTATCCCTTGCCCCGTTCCATGCCCAGTAATGCTAATTCCGTGACCAGCATCAGAAGCTGCAAGAATCCTTAATGCGCTCCCTGTAGCTCCAGCACCAGAAGTAAGACTCATTCCATCTCCGGTACCAGCTCCTGCAACAGCTATGCCTGTCCCGTTAGTAGCAGCGGTAACTGTTATTCCATTTCCAGACGCCCCACTATTAAAGGTCGCTCCTGCGCCAGTTGCACCGCCTGTAGTGACTATTCCTGATCCTGTGCCATTACCAAGAAGATTGAGAGCAGAACCATTTGTGGACAACGCAACAGCGTAAATACCATCTCCGGTTGCACCAGTACCAGACCTTGCGTATAATCCGTGACCTGTTCCGGAACCATAAATACTTATGCCGTTACTATTGCCACCTCCGCTAATAGTAGCTCCACTTCCAGATGCACCTCCAGCAACATGAAGTCCTGCAGATGCGCCACGACCAGTAAGCCTTAGGCCAGATCCAGAAGTAGAACTTGCAACAGCATTAATGCCATTTCCTGTAGCACCACTACCTGAAAGAGCGTGTATTCCATGGCCTGTTCCTGCGCCAGCAAATCTAGCTCCATCTCCAGTTGTGCCACCAGAGGAGTACAATCCATGTCCAGAGCCATCACCAGCAAGAATTAATGCATGTCCATTGGTTGTGCTATTAACAATACTCAAACTATTAAGTTTCAAATCAGCGTTGTTGCCGCTAGTAGCGTTACCATCTATCTGAGTCATATCAACCTGGAACAGATCAGTTCCAAGGACCATTGAATCATAGATGGTCGCTGGCAAAACTACATATTCATGAAAGACAGGGAGTGCTCCCGAAATATTTGCCGATAAGACAACTCTGCCCTCAGTGTTAGTATCAGTTGTTGTTATCTCTAAACTGTAATAACCATTAGCAACATGAGCCATGTCATGTGTAGAAGCCGATGCAGCAGGAGTAATGTCTACCTTAGTCAACGGATGTGTATTGTTAGTTTTATACAGATCAACATCTATGCTTGCTACAGTTAAGGCTGTCTCTGGGGTTTTGCCATCCGTATCGTCTATGAATGGCCCCACAAGAATAGCCGTAGCAGTGTCCGCCCTTAAATACCTCATAATATTTTCCTCTGTCTAAGGTAATTTGTTTTATCCATTTTGCATATTTTTGTAGTGGTTATAAAAGATAGGAATAGTAATCCCGCCACCAGCCGTATAATCAACTTCTATCTTAAACGCTTCGACAATCATCCATAATGCCGCGTTGCCTGTATCCATACTTACTATAACACCCCTACCAGAGGCGCTCTCGCTACCATCAGCAAAATCGTTAAAATGGGCAACTAGCTCCGTGCTTGTTGGAATCGTAATTGTCCCAGTGCTAATACTTGTAATTGCTGGACTTGTTGACAATGCAGTAGGCCAAGATTCTGTTGGCCAAGCCGTACCCGTATCTCTGTCATCGTAATTGGGAGTAGTCCCGTTATCATTATAGTCGCCATCTGAGTTTTTGTAAACTGTAGCGTAGTAATTTGTAGCTACTGACAGTGACTTGCTCTTAATGTCAAACTTAATCCTAACTGCTGTAACAGTATCTCCAGACCATGCTGTATCATCAACAGAACACAGTATCTCCGCAACATAAGCACTATCTCTTTCATCGTATCCCAGATACGGGTCCTGTGGAGAACTATTTTTACTGTAAGCCCTTGCTGTTCCATTGTAATTTTCTAATGCGTAATAATCTACAGTTTGAATATCGGTAGCCATTAATCCTCCGGATTATTATAATCGGTTATAAGCGGAAGCGATTCGTCGCTATCAGAATATCTGAGCTGGATATATTTATAGTACATGTCTTTACCTGTAACATGGATATCGTTAAATTTCGCTGCATCTTTTTCAGAAGTCAAGTATCCAATATCCTTGCTACTAGACTTGGTGCCATCCCACGTAATTTTAGATACTATACAATATCTCATCAATTCTCCTAAGAAACAAAGCTGTCGTTGGCAGCCTTGTGGGATCTGAGCCTTTTAACAAGAGTAGTTAGCGCCTGGCTCACAACTTCTTTTCTAATCTCTTCAGACTTCGCAATAACTTCCTCGTCAGTCTTTACTTCACCATTGAAGTATTCAAGCTCAAAAGCTTCTTTAATCTCAGCAAGCTTGTCGCCTGGAATAGTTATTTCTGTTGATAAAACTTTATCTTCGGCCATGACTTACTCCTTGGAAATATTAAGTTTGTTATCTTCTAATTCTTTTATACGAGCCTTTGCCATCTGTAACTCGCCGTCCTTTTTGCTTAACTCATCGTAAAGCAGTCCCACTAACCCCTGAATTTCTGCAGCTTTCCGCATTGCTTCCAAGGCAACTTCGCTTATCCGAGGAGCCATTAGGTAACCCCAATCGCAACGTCAGCAGTTCCAACTACAATATCACCATTCTCGTCAAGAAGCATGAATCGATAGTTTCCAGCAGACCCATGAACATAAGATCCTGACTGAGAATCTGTGCCGGTTAGCCCAACTGATCCACCATCCGTAACACGCACACCCTCGTCTCCACCATCATTGCTAAGAAAGTTATCCTTAACGACAATATTGCCGTTAATGCGAGGCCAGAACCACCACAAAACACCGGCATCGTCCTGTTGGCCGATACGATTGTATGTTGTTTCAAAACCCTGCTGCTTTGTTCTTCCAGTAAGAGCAGAAGTTAGAGCCGCGGCCGTTGGTACAACTAATTGCTCAATATCGATTTCATAATCTGACATCGTTATACTCCAGTTTGAATAATCTTGTTTGTAGAGTTTCCGGTTTGAATAATCTTATCAGTAGTGCTGCCTGTCTGCACAATCTTGTCATAGACAATAGTCGCATCGGTAAATTCAACAGTTAATCTCGACGTTCCGCTTGTTGGGGTTACCGAGAAGTCAGGATCTATAATTTTAAAATCAGCCATTTTCTATTGACCCCCAAAAGATGTACCCCAGGTTTCTGCTGTATCCAGCGTTGTATGCAGTCTGCATTGAGCGTAGGACCTCTGCGATCCTATCCTTAGCCAGACCCTCACCGTAGTTTCGTCCAGTAAAAGTCCGAATCTCCGGCTCACTGGTTATAATCATCTCAGTATCCTCATCCATGAAAGTGTTTCCACCCCAATCCATGCATCCAATATTGGGGTCAATGACATTCTTGGAGGATATAATAGCATGGGTTTCTCCAATATCGTCAATAATCTCTTGAGTAAAATTGGTAGAATCGACTTCATGCGTAGAATGAAGGCATGTTACAATCAGAGATTCCCTATGCATCTTTAATTGTATGATGCCATCATCAAACGTGATAACTTGATCGAGAGAATTGTAATATCCAACCAGATGCTCGTACCCTTGAGGGAACTCGCTATAATAGATCTTCTCTTCCTCTCTCCTAGCAACAAACAGGAAGTTGCTACCAATCGCACCAGCATTAGAACGAGGAAGAGGGTCCCAAGCACGCTGTTTTAGCGGCCATGCTCTTATGCGAGCTCGAAGGGTAGTGTCGGAAACAGTGTCTCTAAAGTTTCTTGTTGAGGCATTAAACGCAGCCACAACTGGACTTGAGATAGTTGCTGAATCTGCAACCTTGACAGATCCTGTGCTTATAATCGATGTAATGTATTTTGTTGCACCATTAGAGCAGAAGAGAGGCTTGCCAATATCGTCCACAGTCAATGTCAAGGATCCACTTGTCAAGTTTACTACTTTCCCTGATTGAGTAAATCGAAATGAATCAGTAGAGCCAATATTAAATGCGCTAAGAAATGCTCCACCACTATATGTTGATCCACCAATGTCTACAATTGTGCCTGTAGTAGAGGTTATGACTGTGGCCAATTCTAAAAGTATTCCATCGACTGAGGTAATAACGCATCCAACATCCAGATCTTCAACCGTGCCCATCGTTGCAATAAATGTTCCATCAGCCAACACGTGAAGCTCGACAGCTTTTGCAACCGGAATATCTGCAAGCCAAATATAGAGTTCGCTTTGATTCGCCTTGCCATTGACCGGATCGAATCCCAGATTACCCACATCAAGAGTTGCGTATACGGAGTAATGAGTCCAGTGCCGTTCGCCTATAGTTTTAACAACTTCGCCATCATAAGGATTGGTAAGAATCCCGATAGTAACTCCGTTGTCGGTATCGATTTCATCATCAGCGCAAACAGCCGCAAAATCCTTTGTATCTGGATTATAGACAACCGTTGCTGATTCGCACTCAATATTAACCCCGGGAGTAGTTCTGTCCCTGCTTCCAGTCCCAGACAGTCTGCTCATCGAATAGACATACCTTCGGCAGTATGGAGTAGTCTCTGTTGCTGTACCCTGACTTATAAGCTTGACTCTTGGAACACTCGAGTTTGTTTTGAAGACATAGGTAACAGTTTTCTCCAGGTCTATCTTATATATGCCATTTGCATTTATTAAAAATGCGTAATTTTCATATTCAACTATTTCTGATGGGGAATCCTGGGGAATCTCCTGAGAAATAGTGTACGCCTGCTCCCAGCTCGTAACCGCAATGTCTGAAGTAAAGACTCTGCGATCAATAAGCATAATTATCTTACTCAGAGTTTCGTGAACATACAAGGCATTTACCGGCCCTCTGCAAGCGCAATTTGCTTGAGCAATAGCAATGTCATCATCTGAGTCGTTTACTGTTATAGAGCCGGTTCCACCCACAGCAATGATTCGGTAATGACGATCAATACCAGTTGATACTCCATCCTTCCATACAAAGTAGTTACCAATATCAGAAGATGTAAAATCACCACCATCCGTAACAGTAATTACATTCCCAGATTTTGTGGCAGTATAGTAGTTCCGCTCAACTCCAGCAACAGTCTTTAGATTGGGAAGTTTTGAATCTGACCAGCGTCTACATCCGCCACGGCCTTCCAGATACCATCCTTTATTTACAAAGTTTTTAAGCTCTCGCACACCGTTTTCGGGCACTCTATAAGAGGGTCCGTCAAGAAACATGCCCTCAGAGAAGTCTCTCTGCCTACGGGTAATATCCCGCTCCTGTTGTTGGATTGATCTAGGAGAGAAGTTTGTTCCCGACATTAGCAAATCCTCGGAACAGAATGCGTATCTTCTGGCTGGGCTCCTATTGTCATGTCTCGTTTGAATTTACTCATCCAAGAGAGTTGACCTGGCCTGTCAGTATGAAAAGCGTGCCATCGTTCGGAGGCTATGCCGTTTTGTTGCTTCTGAACTTTACCAATTACATAGTCTTCCAGAGCTTCTTCATAATATTCGGGTACGATCAGAGGTACACTTTCGGATGTTAATCTTGGTGCTTCTATTGTGAAAACGATAAAATATTTTTCTGTACTTGAACCAGGATCCTCTTTGAAGATAACCTTGGCTGGGACATTCTCAGTAGCTTCCCATGATGCAACTGGAATATCTACCACATTGATACGCTCAAGAGATGTGCTGTATGGATTTTGCCATGAGAAGTGGTAAGGTTGCCCAAACCATCTCGTTCCGTAATCGATGTTTGTTGAATCTATAAAGACATTAACGACGGTCCTCGCACGAATGGGATAGTCTATCCCGCCGATTGTGCGAACAAGAGAAGAGATTCCTGTTAGATAAGTTGCTGTAATATCGTATTCGTATTTCCCAGCAGTTGTTATAAGATAAGGAACCCATCCTTTGTTATCCGTTCCGAGATACTTCATCTGAGCACCGTCATATCGAAGTAGTAGATCCTGGCCCCTCTCGGCCATTCTCATAATACTACGATTTCCAGTGCTCCGAGAGTACCCCTCACGGATCTGAGGCATTAGATCGTCTATTAATGTCTTCAAGCTCATAGCTTAACCTTTATGTTATCGTTTCCACGTCTGGCTGCATAACGCTTGAGGCAGATACCTCAACGATATCGCTATCATCAACCTGGTAAATACTTTCCAAAGACGTTGGCGATGGCTCTTCCTGTTTGAGCAGGATAGCTTCAACGACCGATGCCTTTGTTGCTTCAGGTTGTGGAGCGAGACCAAGACTGATTGCCAGAACTCTTAGCTCATCAATCTTTTGACGCTTCAGTGCTGTTTTCGAGAATTTCTTCAGATCGAAACCGGCGGATGGAGAAGTAGGTGCAGATGCATCTATACGTCCTGGATAATCCGGAGTCGATGGAGTTGATGGAGTGCCTTTAAGCAGCCTAATCTCATCCTCACTCAAGCCCTTGATAATATCAAGAACATGTGCTTTAATATCGAAGCCAGGAACTGATATATTTTCTGGTTCGTAAGAAGCCGAGCGCTGTCTAACCAACTCATTCACCTCTGCCATAACAACTCTTTTGAAGTCGTCACAAGCTGTCCATCCATAAGGATCATAAGCATGGTCACGAATCATTTTGATAATGTTGGATTTTTTGCGAGCTTTCTTTCCAACGACAATTTTGCAATTGCGATTAACTTTCATCATCATTGGATAGTTGTGTTTTCCAGTCGGAACCAAAGTCTCTTCGTTAATGAAGTCTTCGGCATCTTCTCTGGTCCATTTGTAATCGATCTCTCTACCTTCACGCATAATCATGTAGATAGGAACAATCTCATTGACAACATCCCTGAGACACTGGATCTCCATATTGATCTGTCTTCCAGGAATAACACCTTTCTCCTGGTCTCTCATCTCAAGAAGCTTAAGCTGAGGAGAGTCTGCAAGAATCATTCTGTTGTGATAAAATCTGTCATCAGGCATGAAAGCGATAAGAGTACCTTTTTTATCAACAGCTTCATATTTAATGCCAGCAGAAGCTCCTGTAAGCCATGTCTCTTTGTACGCATTTGAACCTGGAGTAAAGTTCTCAATAACCTTAACATCAAATGGACCCATAAGAGGTCTTGAGATAAGGTCTGGACACCGTTTGTGATACATCAGCGTGAAAAGACGGACACCCGCCATTAACGCTAAATCATATTTTTCCGGCGGTTGGATCCCGCTCGAAAAAGCTGACCCGCCTGTGCCTATTGGAGACATCTGCATAGTCTAACTCCTTGAAAAAAAGTTTAAGAGTAATGCAGAGGGGCATTTCCCCCCTGCACGTTTATATTCTATCGTAACAATCATGCTTATGATACAGTTACAATTGGGTTACGGCTAATAGGAACTAAGCAAGAACCTTTTTGGATTTGAGTTGTGCTCGCACCATCAAGTCTTCCAGCAGCATCCTTGTCGAAAGCAGGAATCTGTATTCCGCATCCGAGGTAAGCTCCACGACCCTGGATCTGTCCGTACTCTGTAGATTCGGCAAGATTAGATACCAGAGGATCAACAAGGTACTCGGCAAGAGCGTTGGCTCCGCATACAAGCATCATGTCGAAAACAAAGTTAGTTGCACCCGATGTGTTGGTCCATGCAACATTGTTTCTGTCATCGTTGTTACCAGGATTCATGTATCCAACACTAAGAGTGTAAGATCCATAGGCTCCACCAACAGTGAGTGTAGGGGCACGGAAATCCTGAACGAAAACAAGCTGCTCAAGAACACGACCCATTTCACCAATAAGTGAAGGACGTTTTGGATCTTTATAATCCGAAACAGCCTGCATGTGCTCGCCAAGTCCACCAGATTTATTTGGATTCATTGTCCAACCAAGAACTTTTGGTGGAATGAGGCAAATATAACTAGGGATACCATCAAGCATAATGGGCTCAAGCTGCAGTGAGTCTGTCAGATAGGTTTTGACCTGCATCAAAGTATCAACATTCAGAGTAGCTTTAGAGGTAGAACCTGATCCTGCTGCAGTCATAAGAGCGTCTGCAATGTTTTGCACGAAAGATGTAGCTCCACCATACGAACGACTTGAGTAGTAGCCATCTGCATCTACGGAACCATCTGTCTTTGTGAGAGCAGTAATATCCCATGACGGATATGCTGACTCTGCAAGATTAGGTATAATCCAGTTTTTGTTGAACTGCTGTGCATTATTGACAGGAGAATTTGTGAGTCCCTCGTCATAAGTAAGCATCAGAGCCTGGTGAATATGAGTGTCACGAAGTTCGGCCATATACTCAGACAAAGCTGACCCATAAGTCTCAATGTACTTGAGATACTTTGTATCATTGTAGTCATAGCCCCATTTTTTGTACTTGATACCCTTTTTAACTTCATTGTAGTAAAGCTCTGTCCAGACAAGATCCTGCTCGTCCTCGTTTCCAAGTATTGCATTGGAATTACCGTAACGAGGAGCAGCTCTGAGAGGTTTTCTCATTGCAATACGACAAGACTGGCCGGAGTCAGGCGGAGTAGATATCTCCATCCAGATACCAGATTTAACAATATTCACAACACTATCTACAACTTTAATTGCAGTTTTGAGCTGTGTAAAAACTGACGGACGAATCGAATCTTCTCTGAGTTTCTTTTCGTATGCAACTCTACGAATAGCTGTAGCGTTGAGTCCTGATATTGTGCTTGGAGTACCAGGCACATAGGCTTGAGGAATGTGGAACATCATGTGCATAATTGCATTCAAAATGCGCTCTGCTGCTCTCATTCCTGGAAGATAACGTAAAAACATAATAAACCCCTTCATTAATTAATTAAGAACCTGTTTGTTTAAGGGGGCCAATCAGAGAGGCACATCGTCTCAGTGGACGTTCGGTATGTTTGTGGTCGGGCAGCTTGTGGCATTCCGACCTTTATGTTTTTGGGCTGCTTCAGTTCGCTTGTGGCGTTCGCCTACAGTCCTTTTAATGCTGGGTTAAGGTCTTCTGGGTCAATATTGTGGTGCTTTGCTGTCTTCACCAGAAGGTCTCTGTCATGGTCAGTCCATTCGCTGGAGTGCTTTCTCATGACTTTATAAAAATCTTCAGCGGGGATTGCGCCGGCATCAAACTCGCCCTCGCCCTCGCCAACTCTAGTTTCGTTTGCATACTTCTTGCGATTTTCAACTGCCTTGGCTTTCTTGCCGTACTTTTCGACCTGTTCCTCGAACCTTGCATCTTCATTAAGAGCCTTGTTTCCCTTAGACGCAATTGCAAGTGCTTCGTCCCAACCCATCTCAGACACAATGTTACCAGAAGGGTCAGTTTTTTTATATGTTTGCTTAACCCTACGAATATCGTAGATCTTGTTAAGGACATCCATATCAACTGGTGGCTTGATATTATATCTTTCAGCAGCAGTGCGCAACTCTTCTCCCGCAGGAGCGTCAACATTAACCATGTCCTGCATGGCCTTGTGTACTTGCGCCTTGAATGTATGGCCATCTGCCTCATAAATTCCACCATCAACTCCAATTAAATCGCCAAGATTTTTTGCGTACTCAATGAAATCTGTCTCGATCTCGCGAACCGGTCTGCCTTCTCCAAGCACTTTTGCATGAGAGCTACGAAAGTTTTCGATCTCATCATAAGCTTCATCGATCTGTCGCACTCTAAGAGCAACAGCGTTATCATTCTGCTGAGTCTTCTGACTCTGTTCCTGAGTCTCTTTGACACTACTAAGCTCAGTTTTAAATTCGTCACGAACAGACTGCAATCCCTGGTTATACTTAACAGAATCGTTATGACGAAGCGCATTGAAGCGCTCGTCTTTTGACTTGTTGTAGGTTTCCATCGACTGCTGATACTCAGTAATCTTATCCTCGTCAAACTGATCGTCTCCTGCAGGAAATGCTGGAATCGGCAAAACCTCCGGAACCTCAACATCCTTGCTCTCTGGATTTTCAGCTTTTGCTGGAGGATTAGCCTTAAGCTTTTCCTGTTCGTCTTTATATCTCTGAAGCTGCTCTTTGAGAGAAATGTTCTCTGCATTCCTTTGATTAAGCTGTGCCTCGAGTTTTGGAAGCTTCTTTGTTTTATAAAAATCGATAGTGCTGTCTTTTTCAATACCACCCTTATGAAGCTCCAATACAGCTTCTTCTGGGCTACGGTTTTTGGCGTAACTTCCAAGCCACGAAGGTTTGATCTTAACGCTGATTTCTTCTTCATCTTGAATATCATCAATATCGCCTGTGTCTTTGTCTACATTGCCTTCAGCAAGAAGCTCGTCATTGTCTTCCCCTGGCAGCACCTCGTCCTCATCAGATTTTCCTATCAGCCCATCAGGCGACAGTAGTCCCTTTGCTTCAAGTTCCTCAATATCCTTTAGTGCCTGTTCCCGCAATATAGGATCATTATCCATTGCTTCTTTTAACTCTTCAAAGCTACTATAGCTCTTCGTCTCTTTTTCTTCTGCACCCTCTACTAAGGTTTGGTCGTCAACTGCGACTCCATCATTTTTCATAGGATAACTCCTCTATTCAGCAGGTTCTTGTGGAACCGCATCGGTTTGAAAACCGCTTTCGAGAACTTGTGGTTCTGCGGGAGCGGGTGATTGGTCATTGGCCAGGTCTGGAGCCGGAGCGGTTTCCATAGGAGGAACTTCTGCACCACCATCTACAGGTGGGAGAGTAGCTTCTGGAGACACGTCACCTTCTGCTGCCTGTTTTTCCATTTCATCAAGTTGTTTGAGCTGCTTCTCTAGTTTCTTTTTCTCAATCTCTAATTGCAGGTCTTGAATCTCCATACCCTTAACAAGAATACCAAGCTCCTTGTTTCCCACTTCGGTAAGAGTTTCGATAACCTCTTCACCTAACGAGTCCATTCTCTTCATTGCTTCCATAGAGAGAACCTGGATTGATGCTTGTTTTTCAGGTGGAATTTTGCCAATAAATCTACCAATAGCATCCAGTTCTTCTAGCTTCTGCATCGGAGACTGCTGCTTTTCGGAGATGATAATTTTGTGTCGAATGTTTTTGAGCTGAGAAGCGTCATTCTTAATAGCCTTGCGACCATCAGGAAGATCTACAACCTCGTTTAGTGTTATTGAGTCCGAGCCTTCGCAACACGAGAATTTCCGAGGGAGTCCCTCATTAGAATACGTCTCGGAAGCCTGTAAAAAGTAGGCTTCATAAACTTCATTCCAAAAGATCCGAAGCCCGTAGTGAATAGTATAGAGTTGCTGATCAGACTGTATTTTAAGCAACTCGAAAAGTTTCCCAGACTCCTGAGCCCCGCCCTGCATGCCACGCTGTGCTGGAGTAACCTTTGAGATATGGGGAAGAACTGTGTTGATTATGTGATCAAGATGAGAGTAAACCTCGTTCGGGAAAGCAGAGTTCCGTGTAGGCCGTGCTGGCTCACGTCCATCATCCGCTATTAACCCTGGTCTTACCTCGAAATTTGCTGTAGGATCGTTTCTGTTCTTTATGTAATTTTTATACTCATTGTCATCAACAAAACCACTTCTATCTACAAACTGAGATCCACCACCACCCTCGGTCTGGATCTTATAAGTGAGTAGACTCTCATGATAATTTATGTTTGTCTGAACATCCTTAATAGAGTCAACAATAGAGTGAGACTCTCCATTTGCTCTGGATGCAGACCAGAAGAAGAATGGAGTCCTACCGATTTGAATCTCGGTCTTCCCGTCTTCCATGATATCTGATTTTGTAAGTGTAGGAACAATTGCCTTGACTTTGCAAACCTTATTTGTCCGGTCCTCCTCGAAAACGTAGTCTGGTCTCCATGTTGGGTGAAACTCATTCAACCATTGAGGCTTATCGGTATTCTCGAGATTACGAGGTATCTCAACCTTACCATTCTCCGTAAGAGCAATTTCAACTTTAGTAATCTCTTCGGTAACAGTATACTCTTCAATGACTCTATGTAGGGATCCCCACATGCCATCATCGTATTCCTGGTAGAATGGAGTAACACCATTATATACACCATACTCATCCGGATCAGACTTGCGCATATTCATTGCAGCTTTGATCTCGTATGACTTTTCTGGATAAATTTCAAGCAGATCTTCTGGTGTGTGCCATGATTCGTGCCAGCACTTCTTGCAAGTTTTGGATCCCCAGTCTTTCCAGTATGGAGAAGCAAGAGTAGATCCTGGTAAACAGTATTTAAAACCAATATTGCCAAGGTCATCATATTCATTGGAGACAACCATTTTAATAACTGACTCATGTATTAATCCACCAGTAACAAGCTGAAGGTAAACGCTGCTCCAATCCATCAGCTCCTTATCGGAGTACATAGCTTTCTTGATTGCCCTAGTTAAGCTAGTCATTTCATCATTAACTGGGAAAAATTCTGGATCAAAAGGAACCTGCATGATTCCACCGGCAATTGTATCTACCGCTGGCTTAATAAAATTATAGGTGAGCATCTGACGGTTTTGACTGGTCATGTACTCTACAGCTTTTGCCGGCCATTGACCCAAGCCAAGATCAGCATCATGCGCCCAGTACATTCGCCAGTTTTCAACCTCGCGACTCATTTTTCGCACATAGTAATCCCGAGCATTGCGATATCCCTGAAGAACATTCACTAATCCGTCATGGTATTTTTCGTCCTTTTGGAGAGGACTATCTTTTGTGTTTTTGCCTATCGTAATCATTTGACCACCATTGCAACAGTTTCAGTATAGATTGTGCGGTCTTTTGGATCACGCACTTCTCGTGTTATCAAGCCGTCAGCATCAACAGTATGCCGATACCCGACACTACACCTTTGACAGAAATGTACAGCGCTATTAGGTTTGTCTGTTTGGAACTCGCCAAGATACGCACCACACGGCTTTCGTCTACTGGCCCTTTTAGTGGAATCGCATTTTACTTGCTGGAATGTGCCTTTAGATGTGTCCATAAATTAAGCCCTACCCCTCGTTAGAAGAGCAGAGCTCGTAGGTACACGGAAATGTTTAAAGATAAAACTCATTTGGAGCGCCCCAAAGTCGTTCTTCCCTGCACCTATTAACTATTATACTTTAAGGTTTAGGGAAAAGCAATCTTTTTCAAAAACATCGTGCTACATAATGCTGTCACTGATGTTTTTGAAGACACGACCAATCTCTTTTGAATCTTTGATTGCAGCATCACTCAGATTTTTGAAATCCACATCGAGTTTTAGGTCTGCCCAGAACAAGCTATTTTCAGCATTTAAGCGAACAGGATGCTTTGAAGCTTTCCGATATACCCCCAAATGAATACCATGCTCTGCAATCATATTCGGTTTGCCGTCAACTACCTTTATGCCGGAATTTCTAACTATTCTCAGAAGCATCTCCTCATCGTAACCCTTCTTGACTTTCTCGATTTTCTCCAATTTATCGAGTTCGTTTTCTCTTGCATCCCTGGTACGGTCCCACCAGTCACGACTAATGAAGTGAACCCCGAGCATCCTATTATCGACAGCATGATTGTCGTAGCACTCAAGCCCATACACACTCATAGAGGCGACATGCTGCTCGATAAGAGAGGGTTCCTCTTTCCTGATAAGGATATCGATATCGGTGAGTAATACGTGGTCGTACTTTTTGAGACGCTCTTCTACTTCTGGAGACACGAATCGGAGGGCTGCAGCTTTATTTCCATCAGACTCGCTGAGTTCGATGCATACAACGGCGTCTCCAGGGTAAGCTTTTTCGGCGCAATACTTAAACATGTCGGCATAGGCAACCATCTTCTTATTATAGACAACAGCGATGGCGCACGCACAGCGTGTTCCGTTTCCAGTGGAATCCATTGGGATGCCACCTTCGACTGGACTTATTTCTTCAGTTTTAACATTTAAAGCAGGTTTATTGCAAGATTCTTCCACAAAAGACTCTTTAGGTTTCTCTTTTTCAACATTAAGAGGAGCTTTGGCAGGAGACAGACTTGCCATCATTAAGCGATACTTAGCCATTTTGCTTGGCACTCCCCAGTCCGGATGACCCTTTCCGAATCCTGCAGGAAGTTCAAATTCAGCATAAGGACGATTGTCGGTTTTGGTTACAGCCACACTCTTTGGGGCAACTAGGTTCTGACGGATAGGTTGAATTGTACCAGCATTAATGCCATCGCCAGGCTTCACCATGAATCCATGCTTTTTCCGAAGGTTCCACTTTGCTCTCTTGCTTGGGACATTCCAGTCAGGATGACCCTCTCCGAAATCTGCAGGAAGACCATCGTCAAACTGCTCAACAATATCTGATAGGTTTTCGTACACATAGACTCTGCGATCAGACATGCTGTCCTCGCGATTAGTATCCTTGTCTATAAAGCTAGTTGCGCCGGCAAGAAGAAGATCGTCGATGAGAGGTTGGGGTCCGGTTCCGTTTGTCACAATCTTGATCGGCATATTTGGACGCGCTTTCCTTAAATGCGCAACGAGCTCTACGATACCCGGGTAAAGAGTAGGCTCTCCTCCAGTAATACGAATAGAGTCACAGCCTCCGAAGAGTGCCAGATTCGCAGTGCTCTTTGCCATGGCAAGAGGAATGAGATGCGGCAAAGAAGTATCGTCAATAGTTTTGCAGCCTTCACACCGACGATTACATGCTCTTCCAATAAATACTTCTGAAATTTTTCCCTCTTCCATACCGCTAAACTCCTTGTAATGGTTAATGTTGTTTATGATTACTTCTGGTAATTGCGAGCTATCTATCTGGACAATAGACTTCCAGGAACTCTCTGCCCCCACTGTTGGATGAAAATCCTGAGCGTTCGGCAACTTGTCCCACTTATCTTTAATCCAGAGGTCCATATCGACGCACTCTGCCCCGTCCCCGATATGAGAGGTAATCATCTTGCCTTTAATCTCTTCCAGGCTCTCTCGCACTGCTGTGAAGTGGTGGAACTTGACGTCAAGCTCTGCTATGCTGGGAATAGCCGACCCACGGATCCCTGCAAAGTCTTTGATATCTGCCTTAACGAATACGACTGGCCTGCAGCGCTCTTCCGGATAAACTCTGTAGAAGATCGACTTAACATAAGTATGCATCCCACAGCGAAACGCATCATTGTGACCATCATTTAGCATCACGGACTGAATTGCCTGGCGAAGCTGATCTACATCCCAGACCTCATCTGTGTCGATGAGCATAATGTAATCACAGGGACGATGGTCTGAAAAATTAGCGAGTCTTATACGAGAGAATCCCGCCTCATAATGACTTGCTTGGTCTGCGTAAGAACCTCTAGCAAACCGAATTTTTTCATCAAGATCATATCTTCTTCCCCAATCCAACTGTCGTTGATAGCAAGTATTTTCGACAGGATTTCCGCTCCAGTCCACATTGGAATGTATAAACAAAATATTATCCACGAAGGGATAGATCGATTCGAGACTCGCCTCTAGGAACTCATGAGCCCTGGTTGTTTTATAGAGTGCTGTTATTTTCATAAATCATCTTTCGAAGAGTCGCCATACAAAACAACTGCCCCCTTAAACTTCTCGTGACAATCTTCACCGTGATCAAGACCGCCATCATCATTTAATATGTGGTAGACCTGCACAACAACGTGCTGAACATCCAAAATTACGCATCCATCAGATTCTAACGGATGCTTGAATGTGTCCTTGTTAATCATAACCGATTTGTGCGAATACCCACTATTCATCAAATTCCCAAGTTTTTTGTATAATGTTCTTAACTGCATAACTATTCCTCACTTTCGATTTCATTTGTTCTCACCTTCATATATGGACAGTCTGGATGGATGGTACGCGTATCGCACTCTTTGTCAACATTAACATATCTGTTACTGTCTATTTCTGAGCATATTACCCCTACGTGTTCATCGTACTCAGACGCTGGACAGTCATCACAGCTAGTTACTGTGCGCTTATATTCAAAACTCATTGCCCCTCGCAATCCATTGTCACTCTCAGATGAGCGCACTCTCTTCCATGAATGTTTGCAACAATCTCATCCTGACAGAGATTCCCTTGATTGTTTTCGCAAGCAATCTGAAAACACTTAAGCTCCGACAATCTTCCGTCAGCCTTAGCTTCTGCCCACGCTGCTCCAGCACGAAACGCATCTGCACGCTGGTTTGCTTCTTTATATCTAGCCCAACTCATTCCGTCTTCATATCCTACAACTGCCTCGTCGATACTTTGCATACTATTCCTCACTTCTCAAGTTGATATTTACCTGGAAAGGAAAACGCTGAGAATTTATCATTCCCAACAAGCTCCCATTTATACCCATGACTCTGATACCGTTCTACATCTGCATCGAGCTGGTGTTTAATACTCTTCAGGTTCCCGCCTGACTTCCCCTGGTAGTGGATAATGGGAGAGCTGGTCAGGATTGCTGTACATAAGTCTCGCATATAAACTTGCTGGAAGATCCAGTCGTCTCCGCAAAACCATTCAATATCTTCAGGTATAGAAACGTAGAGGTTCTTCCTGACAGTGAAATCCCAGCCCTGCTTAATCCCTGTTTGGCACACATAGCTCAATCCTGTCTTCTTAGAATACTTCTCCAGGTTGGTAGTATGGACAACAGCTCCAACAGTTTCCTCTTTCTCAAAAACCTTGAGAGTGTCAGAGATGAAGTTGCTGGTGATCTCAATATCGTTATTCAGGAAGCATAGCAGCTCATCACCAGTCTCTTTAGCGAACCAGTTCCATAGATGATTGAGAGGAGTGTTCCCCGTTCCGAGCACAATCTTAAAGCCAAACATCTTGCGGATCTCTTCGTAGTACGCTTCAGTCCCAGGCTCAGTGGATCCGTTATCGTAAATGGTCAGCTTGAACGGAGCGTCCTGGTAGAGAAGATCGCTTACAAGTTGCTTCGTGTAAGCAAGATTGTTTATGTTTACTATTAAGCAGTGGACGTTATTCATTGAGAGCTTCTCGAATCACACTTGCGAGGTTATGCAATTTCAATTCCCATACACGAGAAAAATTGGCCGGAGCGCGAAAAGAGTATTCCTCCATAAGATCTGCGGATTTTCCCAACAACGCTAGACCTCCATTGGGTGCTTCAGGGGAGGCTAGATCCTGCAGATTGGTGTCACGCAAGAGTAGTCCATGACCTGCTAACTCTTTACGCAGACCAGCAAAGGTTATTCTAGCATTTAAGCATGCTTTACCGTAATCAAACTTAACATGATCACCGCAATCACGAATATTCTCTATACGATCGAGATTTATAAACTGCTGTACTCCCGCCGCATCAACAACTTCAATAAACATACTATTTCTCCTTATCTCGGTTGATTCCTGCTTCCTGCAGGGTGAAGAGTGTAGAGATATTTCACACTGTCAGGAACTGTACACATACAGAGCCCCTGCCTAACTATCTCATCGACGATTGCTTTGTTGTAATCATAATCCTCAAACTCAGTGTCAGGCCACTTGATATGAAAGAGAGCCTTCCCGATCAAATAACTTCCCACCGTGTACATATTAGAGCCTTTGTCGAGAGCCGCTTTAAGCTGAAGAGCAGTATCCCATCGCTTACATGGCCAGCCTGGACAACCCGTTGGAGCTGTCTTGAACTGAGAATAATCTTCTGCTGCAATATGCTCTGCGTCATACATGATGAAATCAGCCTTATGCTTTATGCAATCCAGAAGATCCTCGCACACAAAATCTTCCGTAATGCAATCGTCATCATCCAAGAAGAGAATGTAATCTCCCTTTGCGTGCTGGACACCGTTATTGCGGTGCTCATAGGGAAGCTTCTCCCCGATCATAGCAACTATCTCGTAATCAACCTTGCCCTTAAATGCGTTGTGGACTGAATTGAATGCTCGCTCCAGATAGAATGGCCTGAGTCCGAGGGATGGTATAACTACTGATATCATTCGGCTTCCTCTTCCTTCTTGAGACACTTGTCACACTTGTATTCAACCTTACCCTCGCCCGCAAATACAACAACCTTGCGCCATTTGTTGCATGTCTCACACCGGCCCTTTTTCCACCCAATAGCTTCCATTGCTGTCTTTCTTCTGAAAATAATGAGTGTCAGGCGGGTGCGGGAACGTGGACGCGAGACCGTACCCAGCAAGGATGCTTGAACCTGACACTCAAACTTTACTTCAATTTATATCTGGAGGTGTCCACGCTCTTTCTTAATATAGCATCATCACATCTGGAGTGCAACTACTATATCTCAAGACTATATTTACCAACATGCTCTTCAAAGAAGTTGTCTATAAATTTCAGCTTCTTCTCAATAGGCATATCGTCCTGCTGTAGGCAATCGACATTTTTATTGTACCAGAAGTGCTTTTTCTTGTCAGTGTTATTGGTATACCCATCGCGATATCCGTCGGCAATTCCCACGCTTCCAAAAGTGTTCAACTCACTCTTTATGATATAGCAATTGTTGTACTGGACCTTTACTAGATCGTAGCCATACTTCGAGAGAATATCTTCAAGGCACTGTATGGAGAATCCATAAAAATGACTCCCTGACGCATAGTAATAGTCATCACTGTAATTAACCGAAAATTTAATCGGAGGAGGAATCTTTTCGTTTAACTCCATACACACAAGATAAGGCTGGTATTCTGAGAGCACAGCTTTAAGAACATGGAAATCATACCCGTCAATATCAAGAATCCGAAATCGCGAGAGACATTGTTTTGCTTAAGAATATCCACAATGTTATTCGGAGTTACCCTTACATTTATTACGATGTTATAGTCATCCCGGGGGTACACAGATAATCTCGCTGGATCCAGATCAAAGTAAATCTTCCTATACCCCTCCAGCTCTTGCAAAAACGAATTGCCCGAAGCCCCAATATCAACCGCAGTAAGGACGCTGTTTTTCCCCAAATAATTAAGAATATCCTGCACAGTCAAATAATCAACCCCAGCAACGGGCATATCTGCATACTTCGGATCCATTATAATTCCTTTCTAGTTTCTTATTCGCGAGATTCAAATAAATACGGAACCTCAACATGAACTGCATTATGTTTAAAGGACAAGTCCTCAAGCAAAATTCCGTGGGATATTCTCTCTTCGTCAAGCCACCGATCGTTCAGTCTGTCAAGAGGCCAGTTGCCAGAGCGGTTGTTGGGATTGCACTCTTGGGTTTTGTTGTTAGGGATCCCAACCACAATACTTCTGTTGCAGCACCGCATATAAAGATCTCGCATTGGGGAATCTGCCAGAGCTCCTTCGAGTTGGTTTGGCCCATTGTAATTCATAACTCGCAACCGGTAGAGTATTGGAGCTGTTCTATAAACACTCCCGTCCAAGCTCATCCCGTAGTCCCACTCTTTTGATCCACACCCTCGCCACACCCAGCAGTTCTCTGACACGAACTCTGGAGGAGGTGCAGGAACATCTCTCATATAGGAATGATTGATCTGAGGCGATAAGCGGAGGGATAGACACATGGTATCGGGATCCTTAGCAAACTCCTGAAAATTTTTGTCCTCAGTAGAAAATGGGAACACGAAAATATCGTCGTCCACTAGGAACTGAATGAATGGAGTGTGTTCTGATATAGTGTCCAGCAGCACTCCTCGAAATCCTCGCTCATCCTCTTCGACAAAATCTACCCAGTTATACATTCCAATTAGAGAATTGTAACCCTGGCGGAATCTCTGATTAGTAGCTTTCCAGATAATCGTAGGTCTAAATACTACAGCCTCCGGCCACATTTTCAGCATGCTCCGGATTAGCAGTTCAAGTTGGCAAGCACGGTCTTTTGAGAAGATGATGATTTGTATCATTCATACATTCCTGGGTTAGTATATTTATCAAGAGCAACCTTTAGAATAATCGATTTGTTGTATTTCTCCAAAACCCTAAGGCAGAAGTCGCTATCCTCCGCTGTTCCGTGGGTAAAGTCTCCCCACTCTTTCCATTTCACCTCAGCCAGAACCTCTTTTAATACCGCACATGGTCCACCGTGACATTTTCCAGCAAGAGACCCATAAGCACTCATCGGATTGCCAGAGAACTTTCCGGTGGGGTAGTAATGATCGAAGAGTTCCTGAGACCACATGACCTCGACAAGGAAATACTCCTTGTCAAATTCACGATTACCAGGAATCCATAGATGGTTAAGATGAACGATATCGTGTCGATTAAACTTTCCGCGAACAATCTCCACGCGCTGAGGATGAGAAAAGTCGTCTGCGTCATGGTAGAGGACGATGTCTCCTTCTGCAGCATCTCCTCCGGCCTGGCGATTTGGTCCATGGGTTAATATCTTTTGGTGTTTGATAATACGAACGGGAAACCGGCGGTAATAAGCTGTCTCTGATCGGAACACTGAATCTTCAAACGACTCGGGGCACTCGCTAATAGAGAATACCATTTCACTCGGCAGTGCTGTTCCCTCGGAATACATTTTTACAACTCGATGCATCCACTTTATATCTTTTGGGGCAACCGGCACAACTACGGATAAACTTAGATTCTTTCCCATACAGTAAACCCCGTCCCCATTGTTGTGTGAGCTACCAGTTTCAGATCAGGAGTCATCATTATCAGTTCTTTAATTTTTATACATTTGTCAGTATTCCAGTCATGGAACGCAAGGATAGATCCTTCTTTAATCCATGGCTGGAACATTTTATACTCTGCGACTGTTTGATCCGGATCTTCTGCGCCATCAAACAATACCATGTCAACCTTTTCCATTCGCTTTAATATTTCAGGAAAAACACTCAAGGAATCTCCTGCATTAAAGTCTACAAATTGCTTCTGCTGAGGAAACTCATTATTGTATAGAGCTGAAGCTACTCTGGAAAAATTAGGATCCGGTTCTATTGTGTAAAGCTTTCCTGAACCATTATCCATCAGCGCACTGGAAATAAACAAAGTGGATCCACCACCCTTCCATGTTCCAATTTCAAAGATGGCTTGTGGTTTCCGCTCGCGCACAACAAAGTAAAGGATGTGTCTTTCTACTGGGGACATTTGCCCCTGCTTGCTATCCCTGTTCAACATTCCAACATCCATCATAATTCAACCTCTTCTATTCGTTTCTTCCAGTAGCTCATCTTGAGCATTGGACTATCTATAAAATGAGAGCCAGAGCCGTAAGCTTTGGAGAGAACATCAAACATCTTGTCATCAAGAAGATCAAGATTCTTCAACGTAACCATTGGTACTCCCTGTCGAAAAGATTTGATTAAGATAGACTCTTTGACGATAGGAACAGCACCAAGATATAGAGCCTCCCAGGTCCGATGGCAATCAATTCCATTCCCAGGGGGAGACAAGACATACTTAGACAGTGACGCATTATGGAGATAGGTCTTAAAGGGAACTTTCTCGTCCAATATAACCCAGCGTTTACTCTTTAGCCTTTCATGAAGAGACTCTCTCTCTGCAGTATTGTTCTTTATATTAAAGTTCATGTACACGCCATTAAACGTAACATCAGGCTTCTCTATTAAACAATCCCTCAAAACTGTCATGTCAGAAGATATTCCCCCGCCACTCGGTCTCTCCACTCCAATCGGAATCGGGATCAGATCCGGATGTTCATAGTCCACATTCTGAGCGAACCACTTTACTACGTTCTTCGGCTTAAAGCTGAAACGATTTTCGTCAATTGGTTTGTCAGAGTTCATGGAGATGACAATGTACTTGTTTCGCTTAAAGCTACCGAGAAGAGTCATGAGATCGAGAACATAGTCTGTCTTGCAGAAGATCTTCATGTTTCCGCCTTCAGACAAGTTCAGGAGAATGTCTTGAGTAATGTCTGTCTCAATCTTTAAATCACACAGATCTCTAAATCGATCACTAACGATATACTCTTCCATAAATTCTTCTGGCTTCACTTAATCTCCTTTAATATTTCATTCCAGGCATTTAGAGAAAAAGACATTCTCTCAACATTGTGCAGCATCATGCTGTTAGATACCTTCTGAAAATTAGTTGTTTCTAGTAGCCCCGCCAAATCTTCCATTGAATCAAATTGAATAACATGGCGCATCCAGTCGGAGTAGTAATCAGCATACTGCAGCCAGTGTTGTACCGCCCCCATATTCTCGTAATCGTTTGGATCAGGCTGCTCAGATTTCCCGGGAATAGCTGACTTGCTTGGCAACCCTTTAATCTGGTTCCAAGAAACCTCTCGCAGCACCTCGTGCCCTTGTTCGTAGAGCTCCATCATGTATCGCTTTGTTGGAACAAACATCGGAATACACATTGTGTAGTGCTCAAACATTGACATGGTAGAAACTTGGTATGGGAAGTGAACTACACACTTACAGTCTGCGATATTCTGCCATTCGTAGCCATTTGGATACTCCAGCTCTTTGGGGATCAAATTGACAATATGCTCATAATCCAGTTTTGAGCATCGACTGTAAAGCAGAGCAATGCCACGTTTGCCTGTATACTTTGCTTTGGTATATGCGCATAAGCTGGGAGCATACCTGCATTCTCTCCCTGTAAAATGCTCGAAATACTTCTGGTCGTAGATGCTATTTGCGGTTGGAATTACCTGGGCTACTTGCAAAAACTGATTGAAGACACTCCAACTTATAGAATCGTTGCTGAATGGATGCTCATAACGGATGGGAATATTGAGGATCATCGGCTTCTCAAAGAACCAATAAAGCATAGCGTGAACAGGAGGATAACAGGAAATGAACCCATTATAATCTGCGAGTCGGTCTTTGTACGCCTCGCGAAATGGTTCCCAAAGCCTCTTTGTTATGATATCAGCCATATTCTCTCGGCTAATAACATCCGTCTTGCAAAGAGTTTTTCCCATTATATGAGCAGAAGTAGAGAGAGTCTGGTCATCAATCTTGCAGCCCAGATACTCGAAAGTACCTCTCAGATCTTCTATGACAGAAATGTGCCGGTCGATATTAAAAAACTTCATTATGTTCCCCAAACTCTGCTTACAGCTATTTTTGTATGGCATTTATCGCACTCCAGAACATGTACTCCAAAATTAGAGTAAGAGTTCATCTCCACTTCAATAATATCAAAGTGCCCACATCCAATATGTTCCATTCGATGCATCTCCTCGTGAATTTCTGGTATTGTAAACTCCCAAAGAATAACAGTGCTATTGCCATCCGCAGTGGTTATCCTAAACTTATGAGTCTTCTTCGTCTTCTCCTTCGATGTTTGTGAAAAAATCGACAAGTAAAGACTCTTCACTTTCGACAGATAATGTTTTGTTCTCATCAGCTTTCATCCGTATATACTGGTCGTCCGCACCCTTCATATTTGTTTCCTATGAATGAATAGTTATTCGGCAATGGAATAACGAATGGCAGTTCGTCCCCACGAATCGTTTTCCGGTCATCGTGAGTGAGCATGTCTTCTTCATACAAAGGATACATGATGTTTGAGTAGAATGTTGTGTCTACTCCAAAGTACAACTTCTCTGGCTTCATGCAAATTGTGTCTCCAAACGGAGTATCAATAAACCTTGATAGTATTCTCTGAAATCCGGCCATCTGACTCGGTACTCCGCCCCACATTCCACCCGTAATCGGATGAGTATGGTTCTTGTGGTCTCTCATGTTATGTATCGTTTTTCCGGATTCTTCCCACTCCTTGACAGCAACAGCCTCTCGCTCACTCAGAAGAGCGTCGCAATCCCTGGAGATGAATCTCTCAACATCTGGGTCGTCAAATGACGGGAATGCCCGCCAGAACTCTTTCATATAGCCCTCGAATGATTCCCCAACCCTTATTTCAGCACCAAGCCGTTTTAGTTCACCTACGGTCTCTAATGGCACCGTGTCGTCAATATAGAAACGACAAGTCCAGTCAGGATATACATCTGGAGCTACTTTTGCGTTTCGCACTGCCCCATCGGTAAACATAGGGTCCTTGCCCCATAAACAAAAACTTATAATCTTTTTCACACGTTCTCCTATTTCTGTATCGTTATGCAAGCTATGCCTATAATATCCTCGCCAACTCCATAATGCTTTAAATCAAAAAACTCCTTAGCATCATAGCAAGGAATCCATCTTAACCCACTTTTCTTAAACGTCTCAAAATCTATAGACGCATCATGCCTACCCACTATCAAATGTTGCCACAATTGGATTTCAAGAGGAGAGTATGATTTTATCCAGTGGCGCACAAAATAACCTGGCACAGAAAACGGAACTGTAACATAGAGAATCCCACCCGTTTTAATTCTCCTTAACATGCTTCCAAGAGCCACAAGGTCTCCATACAAAGACGTTTTTTGGTTGTAACAATCTAACCCAAGATGCTCCACAACAGAAACACAAATGCCTGTATCAACAGACTCTCTATCAGGCATTCCTGCGCCAGTAATAAGATTAGCCTGTATAATCCCATCATGAGCGGGGTTTAGATCATATTGACGATACTCGTTTTTCTCAAGGTCCACCCCATAGGTCTCCTTGCCCGTCTCGCACCCAAAGTCGCAGATCACTTTTCCTTCAACGCCTTTAAGTTTCTCTGTTATCCATGGAACTTCACAAGATCTTCCGCCATCTCCCATTAATAAGTCGCCTCCAAAATATAAAGCCCTCGCTCATCAGAATTTTGTGTACTGCGAGAAATACCATACTCAAATTTGTTAATAAAATCAAAAACCGCATTATTAACATCTGGAATGGCCTTAACATCATCCAGCCCTATCACATGGCAGCAATCTGCACATTGATAGAGATCGTAATAAGCTGCTGTCTCTGTGTGTTTGCCATCAACCCACCCAAATTCATACCAGGAAGATCTACCAGACTCTGTAACACGAGCAACAATGTCCGGCATGATTTCAAGTGATGACCCATGATAGAATTTAATCCTGTTTCCAAACTTTTCATTTAAAATATCAACAGGATTTTGACACCAAGCCTGAGGATCCATTGTGTCAATGGTAGCATCCTCGTCTGCAAGCATGGTCAAATAACAGAAAAGCCCCTTGTTGGTTCCTATCTCTAATATCTTTGGTTTACAAGACCCGTCACTATAAACAGCATCAGGAACAAGAAACTCTGCCAACAATTCAACCTGCTCCTTCATCCCTTTGCGATTGGGATTATGCAACAAAGCACCCTCGTTATGTTCTTGTGGAGAACAGCTCTTCAGTCTTTCTACGAAGTCCCAGTCTATTTTATCCCAGAGATCCATCTAAGCCTCCAATCCAGCATCTAAAAATGGAACAGTATTTGGGATCAGCCCCATTCTGTGCTGTCTCATCCGGTTCCTGTAAATGTCTACATCTTCCTCGTAGTAAATTGCCCGCTTATCGTTTCCGTCCTCGATGCTGAGAACTTTGATGTCCCAGCAATTCTTCGGCTTAAATCCAAAAGAATAGGCTCGGTGCGCCATATCTCCATCAGCACAATAATACCGGTAAGCAGTATCGTACATCCCAACTTTGCGGAAAACATCTTTCTTGTAAAGTCCATAATTAAGGACAATCTCATATTTTGCCACAGTGTTAAAGGCAACATCTCCATCTCCAGGCTGACTCACTGCAGGTATAGTATTGTGGAGAAACCAGCCATTCTCTCGCCGGTTCCCATAATACCAATCAGTGCTTTCCAGATCCTCCCTGCAGCCACGCTTCCAATTGAAGAGATAGAAGTCGTGCTCCTCGTCGATCTCCTTAATCACATCATCCCAGGAACTAACGAGAAGAGTGTCGTCGTTAAACTGACACACAATCTCGTTACTCGCTGCTTCAATTGCCAGATTCATGTAGTGGGGGTAGGAAGATCTCTCTCCAACCTTAATGACTTTTATGCGAGAGAAAACATCGCTCTCAGTATCCTGGCTATACCCTCGATACTTATCTAAAAACTCCAGTGTTCCATCCGTAGATCCTCCATCAACCAGGATCAGCTCAATTCGATCATCCGCAAGGACAGTATTCTCCAATAGGTCCGGAAGAAACTCTACCCGATTCAATGTTCCTGTGATTACGCTAATCATCCAACAATCTCTCTTAGTTTCATTTTGAAGTAGTCGTAGAGCTTCTGTTCGCTTGGAAGCTTGCAATACATGGCGAGGATATCGTCTGCAGTGGCGAGAAGATCTGAAGCAGAATATTCCATGCTTTTTATCACGCTAACCTCCGTAGAGCTATTAAAAGTCCCAGCAGCAAATGGACCCTCCACTAGCTTCTCGTGATTTCCAAGACGATATCCAAATTTTACCAGGAGACTATTTAAAGAGTTGTGCGACCACATGTTGATATGGTACGCCCATGTTCCCTCGGCACTTCCACACATCAGCCTTGTAACCGCCAACATTTTGGGAAAGTCGCGACTACCACAGGCTTCAAGGTACTGTGCGCATAGTCTTCGCATGTCAGGAACCCCAATATAGAGAACTCCCCCAGGCTTCAAAGCAAGCGTCCACTTAATCATCATTCCAAGTGCCTCATAGTAATTGAGATGCTCAAAGAAGTGGTGAGAGTAGATCTCCTCGCACGGCTCATAGTCGAACTTCAGCAAGTCGGCATGGATATCAGCATTAACCGTCACGGTGTTGTGCTCGGATTGCGGGAAATCAATATTAACATAGCCCTGTTTATACTGAGCCCCGCATCCGCAATGGTATTTAATCCCCATTATTTCTTGCCAGCCCTGAAAGCGTTAAGCTCTGTCTCCATGTTGATAGCAAGCTGACGATACTGATCTCTCTCGTTTGCAATAGCATTGAAAGATGTCTGAATGCCGTACAAGACATCCATGATCTCAAGGTTCTGCCTGTTCTTCGTGTTGAAGAGCTTGCTCATGTTGGCAACAACTTCATCAATCGTCGGCAGTCTCTGCTCCGGCTGCTGAGGGGCTGCAGGAGTCTGTGGGATCGCAGGAGCTGGCGGAACTACTGGGGCAGCCTTCTCCGGAGTTACCGGTGGGGTCATCGGGATGACGTTTGTTGTTAGGTTCTTTCTTGCTGGTTTCTTGTTGCTCATTACGAGCCTCCTTGTAGGTGGTTGAACATTCGGTTCCATCATCTATTACTAAAACATTTATTGATACAGTTTCTTTTCCAGTATCACCAGTCCCCTTGCAACACGGGCAAGTTATAAGATTAAACGAGATATTCATAAGGTGTCCAGGCTCAGTAGAAAATCCGTTCCCACCTCGAATTGTAGTTGATGTCCTATTCCATATCTTCTGAAACCCATCACAAACAGGACAACTGTATGTGTCCTTATTTCCTGGCCATAGAGGAAGTTTTGCTGGTATAAAACCTGACATCATTTCACCGCCTCCACGTTAAGACTTATAAGAGTCCCATGCACCTTATCCATATGAGGAATGTATGCTTGGGAGTAATCATCAATATCTGCATGCTCGGTCTTGCGCCAGTCGTACTTGCGAACTTTACTGAACCCGGCGTTTACAAGTTCGTAGGAGAGAAGATCGTATGTAAATAGAGAATTATGGATATTGTAAAGATAGTCCTGCCGTCCCATAATTGGACCAACAACTTCGCTGAAATTCTTGCGTGTCATATAAACCTTACACAACGCATCGAAATCTGGAACAGATATTCGACAAACTCCTCCATAATCAAGAACTCTTGCCCACTCACGCAAAGCATGCCGAACATGTCTGCGAGGGAAGTGTTCGAGAACATGACATACATAAACTAATATCGCGCTTCCGTCTTCAAATAGCTCAAGGTCTTCGACTGGAGACTGGCAATTAATATGCGGATATTCTACAGCATCTATATGATGAGTAAAGCGATCTCCATAATCACGTTTTCCGCACCCCAGACATAGCCTTAAACCAAATCCTTCAATAGTTTTTCCCACAACTTTCTTTCTGCAACAGTATATTCAGAAGCCTTGTCAAAGTTTTCTCGAATAGCCTTTTGTCTTTTATTATAATTTAGTTCCGTAGCATTGACAAGCAATCTCTCCAATTCACTTAAATTACTAAACCATAACACTCCACGCTTATTGAAATAATCAGCAATTTTATTCGCCCCCCAATAGATAGGAATAGTCCCAGTCCTGAAAGCGTCTACAATTTTCTCGGTAAATAAATGGTCTGATTTATCATTCTCAACAACAATGGTATACCGGTATCGTTTAAGAGCTTCAAGCTTCTCTTCTATCTCATAATATCCACGTCCGCACAGGAAATCAATCTTGTACGCAAACCTCTCGGCTATCCTATGCCGGAGCTTATGACCTTTAGTATCATTTTTGCTAGAAGCAATCATTGAAATACCCTGAGTCTTGGGATAGATAAATTGCTGATCCGGATGAACCCAGCATCCTCCTGGGGACAAAAGGATATGCTTTGGTGATAAGATATACTTGGCCTCCGGAAGAACAATCCAGTCAAAATCGTCCTGCCCGCCATTGAAGATATATTTATAGGCTTCAGGGTTAATTACCTCTGGCTCCAATAGCCAAGCAATCTTGATCTTAGCACCAGAAGTCTTTGCTTCACGAAAACATTGATCCGTAAACACAGCAATATCCTGCGACTCTTCGCCACGACACCACTCGAAATAACCGATATCGACATCGTATATGCCATTCTGGTAATTGTAGGTATGTGCAAAATTCTTGTCATGTAATTTAATCTTTACCATGCGGATCTCCTTGGATCTTCTTATACGGTTCTTTTGCTTTAATTCTCCACGTGCAGTTTGACTGCTCTCCACCTGGCCTTTTGTGTTCAGACAAATTGTTCAGCCCATTATAGCAATATAATATATCTTCAACGAACCTTGAGTGTTCATGTCCAGCCATTTCGATTACAGGAGCCATGATTGCCAAATCTCCAGCCATTGGATAAAACTCACCATTTTCATCAATCAGGTCTTCAGGCTTGATTAGCCTAAACAGCCACACCCTAAACGTCCTCAAGTGAGATATGAGCCATGGCTTGTTAACATCCCTAGCGTCCGCAAGATCTTCCTGCAGTGCAGCCCACCCAACAGCAACACCGCTTCTTTCTGTGTAAATCTCATAGCTTCCGTAAGAAGTCCACACTTTAGGATCACTATAGATCTGCTGCACTCTATCAAAAACATTGTTGTGTGGCAACCAATCATCACCATCGACGTTTATGCAGATATCTTCCGGGCGGATCTCTGGGCGATTTAATGTGTGATAATAATTACCTGCGACAAATCTCTTCTCTGTGTTTTGAATGAAGACGAATCTCCCATCAGTATCCGCAAACACCTTAATCTTCTGAGGAGTTTCGTCAACAGAGAGGTCGTCTATAATATAACACACCCAATCTTCAACGCTCTGAGACTTGATTGACTCGAGACATCTCTCGATATAATCTTCGCAATTCCAGCAAGTAGTTACTATTCTGAGCATTTGCATTTCAACTTTCTGTACTGAGGCTTCTCTTTTATCTTCCAGCCGAGCCGCATCTGCAGCTTCTTGTTTTTGTTCCAGTCTGACACTGGATTATCAGCTCGGTATTTATATAACACCTCTTTAATGAACTTTGAATTTTCCAAGCCAGCCATCTCAAGCATTGGTATCATTATTGCAAGATCTCCAGCCATTGGATACCAAATTCCATCGGACCCTATAAGGTCTTCCCGTTTAATCTTCCTGAAGAGCCAGGTTTTAAATGTCCTGAGATGAGACGCATTCCAGTTTTTGTTTGGATCTCTGAGATCATCAATACTCTCGATCTGCTTGGAATTTCCACGAATGATATTGTTCGGTTCCGCAATGCAGTCAAAGCTACCGTAAGTAATCCATACATCAGGATCTTCGTATTCTCGTAGCACAACTCCAAGAACACCATTGTGGGCAAGAGAGTCGTCGCCATCCACGTTGATACAAATATCCTCTGGATGGAACTGAGAGAGATGAACTACAGAATAACAGTTTCCTGGAACATAAAGTTTTCGGTAATTTGAAAGAACTGAAAATCGAGAATCATCCTTAGTCAGCTCTCGCGCCCGCTCCCATGTTCTGTCTGTAGACATGTCGTCAAGAATGTAGCACTCCCACTCCTGGACAGTCTGAGCTTTAATGGAGATAATGCACTGCTCTATATATCGAACACAGTTCCAGCATGGAACAATTATCCTTATCACACGTATCTCCTTATCAATTTTCCGAAAGAAGAGTTGTCACAGAATCTTCCCGCAGCTATACTCATAATAAACAGGTGGTGAGTTTTGTACATTGCGAACGCTTCCTCCAGCCCCTCAAGGATTGAAGATGGCATGGTGTTTTTTAGCATCACGCCGGTTTTCCCTGGAGTCATTGTCGCAGCAGCTCCACCGCTCGGAGTCATTACCGGAATGCACCCGCATCTTTGAGCTTCAACGCTCGCGAGAGAGAATGATTCCTGCTGAGAAGGGATGCAAAGAACTTGGTGCTGCGCATATATGTCTGGCATGTCTTCGTTTTTTATTTCTCCCCAGAACACAATGCGATCTGACTCAAATTCCTTCTTAAGCGTGTCGAGATATTCAGTAGATGTCTCATTCCATAAGTCAGGACTTCCGTAAATATCGAGAATGCAATCCAGATTTCGGGCTGCCATGCAAAGACGATCAATATTTTTAGTTGGATAAATTGCCCCCGCATACATAATGCTCCTGGGAGAAGAGCTCCTGCCGCGAAATCGAAAAGTGCTTGGATCCACGAAGTGAGGAATGACCCAGATCATCTCTCGCGGGAACTTGAATGATAGAATGTTGTTTGCGTGAGTATCACTGAGTGTTACAAAGACATCAAACTTAGCCATATCCTTAACGGTTTCTTTCCCAGGATTCCAACAGTTGAAATATCTCACCCATATCTGGTGTCGCTGCTTCCTGAGAGGAACGCCTATTGGATAAGAGGCGAAGACAATCACGTCGTAATGGCTGTAGTCATCCGGATTCGTCATATACTTCTGCAGGTGATGGTCTTGAACAGTCTCGTTCTTCCTTGTAGATTTGCCTGTTATAGTTACGTCGTACCCCAACTTCTTGCATGACTCAGCAGCGTTAAACACTGCCACACAGCTTCCGCCGTACGCTCTCCCAGAATTGTGCATCCCGTCATAGTAGAATAGAATGTGTGGATTGTCGCCTCTCATGCTATTGCTTTAACCTCTCCTTAAAAGAGGCGCACTCAACCGACGCAGGGAGGAATAGTAGTACCTGCGTGTAGAACGGTATTATTGTGCGCCGAGTCATTCGTTGTCCAAAGGATGGACAATCCCTTTTAGCTCATCAAAGACTTGATCCTTGAGACCTTGAGAGATTTCATCACGCCTCCCACTTAGTATCGTCAATAACTTTCCCGCCCACGGTTATAACCTGCTTCTCAACAAACTCACTGAGCTTCTCATACTTCACTTTGAAGCCCCAAAAGAAGAACATCCTGCGCAAAACCACAATTGGCTTAACAAATATAAAGCTCAGTATCAGAGCCACCACCTCAAATGGAAGATAGAACAAGGATGTAAATGCGTTCTTGGGAGCAAGTTTATAGATGAACACTGGAGGCAGTAGTCCAATGATGAAGCGCCACATGTTCAGATACCAGGCTGGAGCTACATTGCGGGAAAGATACTGTGCCCATTTGGGAACGTGTTTCAATCTGAGTGGCTCGGCGTGGGCCTGCATTTTCTTGCGAGCAGCTTCATGCCGGAGATTTCTCTGCCGGTCCAGCTCTGCTCTGTATCGGTCTTCGTGGCCAAGATCTTTCATGCGCTTCCTCTTCATTGCTCTGTTTGGTTTCATTTATTCCTCTTTGGTAATTAGTTCTGGATGCTCTATATTCTCCAATAGAAACACACAAAACTCTCTGATTATATAAAGTTTGTGATTGCTTCTCTGCTTGATTATGTTGAAGATATTCTTGTAGTTCAGCTTCCAGATACGAGTCTGCAGGAACCCCTCCGGCAACTTCCGCTTCAGTCTAATGAAGTCATTTTCCTTAATTAGATGGTTAAGCATTGACAGATACCGTGCGGAAATATCTCCAGCCTCAAAATTCTCTGCAGTCAATGGACCCTTCATAATTGTATGATTAGTGCTCTCAGACTGCTTTGAAGTCAAGCGATAAGTATCAAAGTCCTGCCACACATACCTGGGAACCCGAACCTCTACCCAAACATCGATGCTCTCCAGGAACTTGTTGTGCCCGTAGTCATGAAATGCCAGTTTCTCTGCAACCGATGGCATCTTGTCTTCTGGTTGATTCTTATTTAGAGAGATACCCTTTAATGCAGGGAGATATCCAGCCTCTTCTAATATTTTGAATTTGTGTCCACGCATGTTGTTCTGTTCCTTTTAAAGTTCGACTTTTTCGTAAGTCTGCTTAAAGATATCTGGTTTGCATGGGTAATACTCACCCTTCACTCCAGTTATAATGAAATCTCCAGGACAGACGACGTGTCCACCCTCTAGGGTATCTATATCATTAAGAGATAAAAGCTTGCCAGAATCACTACAACCCGAAAGCACTCTCTTCCGTAATCTACGTACATTGATACCTGTTAATTCAGACCATTCTGATACGGACCTAGTTACACCATTATGGGTAATTCTAATAGTGGAGCTCTTATTACGAGCCTGCTCAGTCTTAGTTGCCCATTTGCAATTATCTTTATAATAGCCCTTATTGTTATCAATACGCTCTATAGAATAATTGGATCCTGGGCGAGACCCCATATCTCTAAAAAAAGACTCAAAACTATTCATCCAATCAGGGCATATGACTACACCTCTACCTCCGTACCTATCAAAGAACTCACTGTTTGGGTTAGTTGTCCTAGTCTTCATAGATTCCCAACAGACATATTCAGGGCTATCATCCTAACAAGGGTATTCGTTTTGCAATAAATACCCCTCAAGCTGCCAGATCTTATCCCGAGCATTCTTGAATGCGATTTTATTCCCGATATCCTGGTCAAAGTTCTCTGGAGAAACACAAGCACTCTCACCACGAACAGTGTAACCGTTCTGAAGAGTGATCTCGCAAATTACACACTTCTTCGATGGGAGGTTGGTGTAAGTTGTGTCGGCGATTTTCTTGTCGATATCGAGGGGGGTCAGGCGTGGAGCATTGAGCCCCTTCTCCTGGATTTGCTGCTCAATGTTTTCTTCTGTACTCATATCTATTCCTTTGGTTTGAGACTCACTGACTACTGTTAATATGTCTAAGTTTTCTGATACCGGCACTAATTTCGTTGTGCGGCCACTTGTTGTAACATAGTACTCTATAGGCTTTATTTTCTTCTCCACCATAAAAGCTGCCATTTTTCTTAGCGACGCTGTATCCATTATCTAAACACAGTCTTCATTGGAGGTTCCCAGAACGGATCCACGTCAGCTTTAATCTGCACCGCCGGAAATCTCTTGCTCTTCTCCGCAACTTCAGCATCACGCTTCAACTTCTCTTCTGCACGCTTCTTCTTGCGCTCCATCTCGGAATCATCGCTCCAATCAATGTTCTCGAAGTTCTTGTCGAATACCTCGTGATCAATATTGAGAGCAGTTTCCGGACGTGAAACAGTGCGGATAACGCGCTTAACGCTCTTCTTGTCTGACATAATTTCTCCCTGAAGCTTTCACTCTTCTATTCCGTTTAAGAGCGGGCAGTGGCCAATGTTTTTACGGTCGCACTGCCCTTTACTGAATTAGCATACAAATAATATAATAGCACGTTTTGTTATTGGCAATCTCTTTCTTAATTTTTAATAAGAGACTGCCAACAACTACATTTTTCCCATGGTAGTCTTAGCCTTGCCCGCCTGCTTGTACGCCATTGCTGAGGCTATATCGCGAGCGTGCTTATCGGATCTCGGAGTAATGTTTCCGATACGACCAGTAGACTTGTAGCCATTGAGAATCTCTTCGATGTTACCCTGAATGGTCTGGGTAGACTGTCCTTTCGCTAATGGCATTATGCGCCTCCATATTTATAACGGGACATCCCATTACGTTTTCCTGCATACTGAGCTCGAGGTGACCTACCGCCGATTGTCTGGAACTGAGCACTGTCACCTGAAGTGGTAGATGGAGCGCTATATCTATTCTTGATCCTGCCAAGAGCCCGTCCGTTTTCTGCGACATTGGCTGGGGAGGCGTTCTTTGCTGCTTGCTCGGCATAATACTTCTCTTTAGCAGCTTGTTGTCCAGCACTTCCGCCAGCCGACCTCATTCCAGCAGTAGCGCTACTTGCCATCCCTTGACTTGTGTTCATCTTGCCCTGCTGCCCAGAGGCTTTGGCTTGGGAAGTTTTTATCGCAGCCTCTTTGGCCCTAGACGCTGCAATAGACTTAGCCCTTGCCTCTTGTTGCCCTGCACTTCCCCTAGCATGGCCAACGCCAGCAGAAGCGTTGCTTGCCATACCCTGATTGATATTCATCTTACCTTGCCGAGCAGAAGCTTTTGCCTGAGAAGCTTTCTTTTCGGAGATACGATCTTCCATCGGTTTAAGTGCAGACATCTGAGCCTGCCTCTTTTCGGCCATCTGAGTCTGTCTGTCTGCTTGAGTATTATTCATCCCACCATACCGGCTCTGCATTTGAGCCCTGTTTTCATTTGAGTCAGTTCTACCTGCCTGAGAACTGCCTGCTTTTCTTCTGCCGTACATCATAACTGTCTCCCATTGAAGTCTAAATTTAAGTCATCCATCCACTGCCGGAGGACGCATTACTAACACCTCTCTCAGCCTGAGCTACTTCTCTCCACCGTCCTGCTGCGGTTTGTGCTGCGAGATTCTTGAGATACCTCGTGTGTTCATTGGAGTAATTTTTCATCTTATGCTGCCGAGGAGACATTCTGCCGGTCTCCCAGAGAGATGAGACGATATTACTGAGCGCCCTGCACAATCCATGTCCCGGGGCTGGTTTGTTGCGCTCCATTGTCCAAGAACTCATTTGCCGAGAAAGCTTCTGACACTTTGCGTGTATTACAAGCTTCTTCCTGGAGAGTAATCTGCTAACATAAGTAATGGATCCAAGTTCATCGTATTTATGGTTAGGTCTCAGATTATACTTCAGCTTCCGGTATGCAGACCGAGTATCACCTCCGGCCTTTCCAAACATCTTCGGGCTACCATACCACTCGAAAGCTCTCATATCTCTTAATATACCATTGGTATCTGCTTTTAGCATCTCTGTAAGTGCAACAGCCGTAATTTGTGGCCGAGTAGTTCCAGAGACATATTCATCAAAAACAACGAGCCTTCCAGTTTTAGCCGTCCAAAGCATGAAGAGAACGCTGGTTGAGTAGTCGTCGTCAATCCACTCGCTGCAGAGGAGAATAGTCCGGTCATCGAGCCCCTCCCATCCAATATTAAATTCTGCAGTTTCCCCACGGTACTCCTTAAAGATTCGCTTCTCCAACTTCAAAATCTTATTCCCGCCCGATACCGCATCCACGCCATCACGTTTTCCAAATGGGAACGCTACGCACTGCGCAATGAAAGCCTTGTTCCAATTAGCACGAAGGAGATACACTCCTCCCTGTTCAGCAAGTGCATTCCATGGCCTAGCCCTCTCCACCTTTTTACCGCTCGGAGGATCCCCGATAACAATTCTGTCCGCCAACACATTCCTGGTGTAATGATCTGTCACGAATTTTCCGGAAGAACCTTTCTCCTCCTCGATTGCGACTCTGACATCCGGCCCATCCATATCTGCACAGGCTCGAACCTTCTTCTCTGTATTCGCTGGCAACTCTTTGAACATGGTGATATCTGCAATATAGAGGTTTGCCCCCTGATACCCCACGAGGGCCCCTGCAGTGAAGTCTGGATCATTATCCTCCTTCTCTTCGGTTGCAGCGAAATCCCAGTACCTGAGCCATTCTACGCCGTCTGGGAGTATGTCTAGGTATTTGAACCACTCAGCTCTGAACATTCCCTTCTTGGAAGAGATATTCCAGTTACCTTTGAGTAGTTGTTCACGAGTAACTGCATCCTGCATTGATAATTTTCTAGCGTAGTCAGCATCACCCTCTGGATTATCAGAGAGTAGCGCTGGAATAAACGTGAATGAATAAGGAGGAAATCCCTCTTCATCGATGAAATCTTTATCTACCCATGTAATTATGTCGTCCACAACGACAAAGTATCGAACAACCCCACTCCGCTCTGCAATCGGATAACCATTTTCGCCAATCCACCAATCAACGAGAGTTCTTACCCAGCCACCAATTGGATCCTCTTCCTCCCCGCTGGTTGGATTGCAAGTAGCTCGGGTATAACATTTTCGGTCATACCCATTCGCCTGCCTATTCCTGGTGAGGAGATAAAAGAACATCTTCCTGGTAAAGTGAGTAAGCTCATCAAATCCGAGAAAGGCAATCTGATCTCCCTGGTGATCGATTGTATTCTTCTCATGTTCGAGATGTGAGAATGATATCTCTGAGCCCGAAGGAAATCTCCACTTGAGTCTGTTCTCAACCGGCACTCCTCCTTGAGTAGGAAATAACTGCATAGAAGTATCCCAGAGTCCACCTGAGCTTGTTACTTGCTTACCGGTTCTCCTGAAGATCGTTGCAGTGAATCGTGGATGACTAACGTGTCGAAGTGGATCCAGAAGCATAGCATAAGATTTTCCCCCGCCGGCAGCCCCGCCATATAGCACAAAATCTGCCTTCGACTCCAGGAATTTAGTCTGGGGTCCAGGGTTTGCCCTGATCACATTATAAGTAACTCCGTCTATTACTTCGAGGGGCATGGCGCTGGTTTCTCTGTCCCGTTAGAAGGAAGCATGATAAGTGTCTGGATTCCAGCAGATCCATCCGAGCTGGTAATATCGACAGCCTTCTTGGATGGAGCCAGTGCGCCCGCCATCTCATTGTAGATCTTAATGAAGCCCTTGTCTCCAGCAGCAACTCCCTCTACAACCTTCTTGATAACATCCCCAGGAGGAAGACCCTGCTTCGCAAACATTTCTACAGTGAAGTTCTCGTAAGCGTGCTGGATTTTCTCTTTGTTGACAGCCTTCCCCCACTTGTCTCTCACGCCTCGCTTCTTAATGGCAGAAAGAGATGGACAGACTTTCATCACTTTAGAACAAGCTTGGTGCAACAGCCTAAAGCTCGCAAAAGATCCAGATTCATAGTACGACTTGAGTAATGCCCACTCCTGTTCTGTGTACTTTAATCCAGATGACCTCCGCTGCTTCTTGGGTTCCTCAGTCTTCTTAGCGACTTTCTTCTTCGGCCCTTTTACTGGGCTCCTCTTCGTTGCCATGTTATCTCCTCTGGACGTTTGTTACTTCTTCCGTGTACCAGTGGAGTTGCTTGCCTTACTATGCTTGTTGCCTGTTCTGGTTTCCTCACACATAGGATGGCGCTACCCGCTTAACTTCAGTAGCGACAATATCTCTCATAATGGCGCTAAATGTCTTCTCTGAATAATCGCCATCGGCCAAGTCGCCACTTCTGTGCCAGTCTTCTCCAACACAACACTTTCTGTTAGTAACGATGCATCCGAGGTAGCCGCGGGTGTATTTATTAGCTTCATTCTGCATACCTGGCTTCACTGCGATTTTGTAGTTGTGGTTCTCAGTGTAGAGATTGACACTAATCCTCTCTGGCTCATTAGAATATTGCTGAAACACGGCGTTTTTTGCTATCCCGCCGCTTCTGCTAAGGTATTTGTCCAGCCAATAGTTCAGCTCTGGAGCAAACTCTTTGAATTTCTCCGCCGAGAGATTATGCCTGTAAGGCTTTTGCGAAAAAGGTCCTTCGCACTTATTGGTAGTTGGTGTTTTTTCTGTTTTCATAATCAACTCTCTTTCCTACGCCGAGTACCTATGTAAGTTATTTCTTGGGAGCCTTCTTAACCGGCTGCTGTTTTGTTCCCTTGTTTCCTCTTCCTCCGCCTGTTCCATCTCTTCGTGGTGTTCCTCCGCAAGCTCCCTGCTTTGTTCCTTTTGGCATAACATGCTCCTTCTGTTGGTTTGGATTAATTACTTGTGCTTACTTAAATCAAGAAACTCTCCTCCGGAAAGGATGTTGCCTCCGAAGATCTTCTCTGGGCCAGTGCACTCTATGTTGCAAATCTCCTTTGCACTGGGAACATAAGCCATCCCTCTGCGATCGCCGTCACCCGGGTCTCCCAGCTTATCTTTTAGGGTCTTGGCAGTCTCTTTGATTTTCTTGATCTCAGGAGAGTCGGGCTCGGGCTTTCCAGCTACAAGAACACCGTGTCTCTCCCAAGTGCGAGCATCTATTGTGTCGCTAAGAATTGACATTATGCTTTCCTTTCATTGAAGAATATATTTAGCCAGGATTTTTTCTCAGGTTCAGGAGTGTCTGAAATTCTCGCCGTCCCAATCACGCGGGGAGTAGATATTGCATTGCAAAGGTTTCCGCAAGCCCCCTCGGAAGAACGACTGTGCCTAATTGGTTCTTCTATCTGTCTGGAGCTATCTGCAATAACCTGCCCCAAAGCAAGTCCTGTTGTTAGATCAAGCATCATGTCCTTCCGGCTTCAACCGTAGTTATCGGTCTTGGGATTGGGTTATAGATAAACATCTCTTCCCGAGAGCTGCTCAAGCTACCGAGATGTCCCCACGTGATCCTACGTGATCCTACGTGATCCTACGTGATCCTACGTGCTTCTTGGGATAACTTTAAAGCTCTGGCAACATCATAAACATCAACCATCGTCAAAGGTTTAGATATTACTTTTTTGATAGTTTGTGTTTCCACTACTCCCACACTACAAGGTTACTTAATGATTTGCAAAATTGTTCTGGAGTAGCCTGTTCGAGCTTGTATTTTTTATACCACAGCTTACAATCGAACGCTTCTCTCCGTGAGTTTTTAAACTCTCCCGCACTTCTTTCGGTAATGTACTCTTCCGTTTCATTTACTATCCTGTTTTTCGCTTCCCGCTTTTCAGCAGTTTTGCTCCCACGCTCGTCACTTTCCCACCAATTAACATACCCCTTTTGAGGATGGCAGTCGGTTTTCCCCGGGAAGTTGATTGGTCTTCTACCCATTGGTTGCATTAAGAAGCTTCTCCGGCTTTCCGGACCCGCCGAGATTCCTCGTATTTTCTCAATTCAGCCTCGTATTCAGCCTTCTGTTTTGGGGTTGTGGTAACACTATGTCTTTTAGTGAACTTCTCCATTGCAGATTCATACTCTCTAGGAGTAAGACCTTTGCCTATAGCAAGAGCATCCTCGATCTCCTTGGTGCAAGTGCCTGCTGGCATTGTTTTGTCTATGTTAGATATTATTCCACACCTCCCACGCCTTTTTAAAGCATTCGAGTTGATAGACTCGCACACAACTCCTATCACTGCAGGTGGAGATATTGCGTTTGGGTAAGATGTCATGATCTCCCCCGCCTTTTAGAGAGCATTTTATCGAGGGCTTCGTTACGGCTTAGAGCTTTCTTCTTTTCTTTAGTTTCAATGGGAGCATAAAAATCCTTGTATCGCACAGGAAAAGCATGGAACACGAAAGATTCTTCTGGGCCCGCCAATCTTTTGCGTCCATAATCGTCGATTTCCTTGCATTTTTTAAGAGTTAATGGCTCGGGGGATATTTTGTGAGAATTATAGGAATGATAATTTTCAGAGTCTCTGGCAGTACAATCCTCTGACACTTTCCCAAAAAGCTCTGCAACCATATTTTCCTGAATTTCTTCCCAATGATCGGCAATCACAATCTCTAACATCTCCTGTAGAGCTTTCGCAATTTCCGAAGATACCTCATGATCAACAATCACTACTGGGGGGTGGTCCTTCAAAGCCTGCTTGTAATTGTCAGAAATTCTTTGACAGAACACTCTCGCGGTCTCGGATGGTTGGCGTTCTCTTTGCATCATAGGCCACTTGAATTGCTAGAGTTTTCGCCAGTACGAGTAGCCTTCTCTTGTGTTTTCCGTTTGTCCATATACGTCTTCACGCCATTCTCAAGCTCCTGCTTGACGTTGATAGGTTGTTCTGGTGTTGGAAGAGGAGATGGTCCAGTAAATGGTGGCCCGAAAGATTCTACAAGGTAAACTCCATCAAATTTTCCGACAAGAAATGGGATCTCAGGCATTGTCTCGCATTCAGATTCAGGAATAGCTATCATTTTAGCAAGACGATCTTTTGGGCAAAATACGCCAAGTTCCTTCTTTGTAAGATAACAGATTGGCAATCCTCCTGCCTTGGAACCCGTTTTAATCCAAGCGTCCTTAATATTAGAAATTCTCTCGAGCAGAAAGGCTCTGGTTATTGGTAACGCTGAAATCCCAGCCTCTTCGTAAACTTTTTCTGTTGCATCCTGATATTCTTTTGCTTTTGCGTTTTCAACTTCCTCCAGAGCCCCGTGACCAACCACTTCTACAGGATGGCACCTCTTGGCCATATCTTTCTCAGTCTTCGCCTTAGCTTCTTTCATATAAGCAAGATGCTCTTTTCCCCATAGGCTATCTTCCATAACATACATGACATCCTCGCGTACTTTTTTATCAATTGCACTTGTGCGAAGATGAGGGGTCTCTGCTTTTTCTAGGGGATTTTCCAGCTCTTTTATTATAAACCTGAACCCCTCGAGCTGGCAAGGCCGAAAATGTTCCAGTGTAAAAATTCCATCTTTACTGATTGGCACAATTTCGGGAAACGCAGTCGTGACTACAAATCCCATTTTGGCCAAGTGATCTCTAAGTATTTGCTCGACCTTCTTGGCTGGCATTATGATTGTTGTTGTTTTCTTGATGTCCATCACTATTCCTTTTCCGGCTTTTTGACTAAGCTCTTGGTACTATATATTATACATTATGTTCAGGGTTTTGGCAACTACAGGATACATTTTCAACCATGTCTATTAGCCCTTTGACAATCTCCATCACGCTGTAGTATCCCTTCTCTCCGCGCAGATAGACCGCATTGCAACGACGCTCAGAAAGTCCCACGCCCAGCCGCTCACACACTTCGTCTGTAGTCTTGCTTGGCTTTGGGAGAGCGTCTCCTATAATATTAAGGGTATGCGTATCAAGATCGAATAGAGAGCATTCGGCGCAGAATCCATCTATCTCCACCACCTTCATGTGCTGCGTGCATTTCTCCTCATAGCAGTAGCGTCTAAAAGGCTCCCCCCCCGACTTGGGTTCTTTCCGATGCTTGCACCCGAACTCTCGCTGGTTCTGGTTGAGATCATTCTTCTTTGCTTTCTTAAGGAACTCTGCTACTCCTCCGGCTGGAATGTCAATGCCTTTGGATGTTTTGATTTTCATTTTCATATTCACTGTTCTCCTTAATCAATGGTTACTGTCAAGATTTAAATACCTTTTGTTTATTTCACTTTTAATTTTTCCTATCTCACGCTCAAAATATGTAATCCTACGTTTTGACGCTTTGTGTTTCAAGCTGTTTAGCTCTGCTTTGTGTATCATTAAAGTTGAAATTGAATATTTTGAATAGTCCACACTCTCTCCTTGTGTCTACTGGTTTAAGTTATACGCTCCACAACATTTTTTGTAGAGTCTGGGGGCTGCTCCATGCGCCTAAGCTCTTTCCTTGCATCGGCAAGCCTTTTAGCCTGTCTCGACTCTGCCTTCTCCCATAACTCCAGACATCTATCACAGACCACGTTTAGCTTTTGGCCTGTAGTTATCTGCATTTGGAATTTTCCGCAGATTATGCAGTTGTATGTCATCCTCTATTCCTCTCTACTAATTTATTAATTATTAGTACCTGTTAATTATCAATGGGTTACAGTCATGTTTTGCTTATGCATGCAGTTTGGTACTACTCCTCTTTATGGTCTACAGAAACACACTTTACTATCTCAAATTGCGAATCAGATCCGATATAACCACATCGTACGGCTTCACCTGTACATTCATGTAATTCCCGATGCCTACACTCTGGCGGGCAATGCTTATTTTTCCCATTACATATCTTCATCCTCTACACCTCCGGTTTATCGGTTGACTTCTGACGGTCTCTATGTTTCTTTAATGCACCGATAGCTTGCTCAGGATACCTCAAGCACGCTTCCCTAAAAGAGAGCCCACACATATCAAGTTTATAAAACGGTTTCTCTTGGTTGGCATCTTCAAGAAGTCCATCTATCCGCATGGTTACCTTTTTTGTTTTCTGATTAATCACAAAATTAACTAATACCTTTTCTTCGGAGATGTTAAGTCCATTTACAATATCCACCACCATGTCTGTTAACTCTTCTGCCGACCTATCCATATTTCACTCTCCTTTACCGGTTTACCATGAAACATTACCTACGATAAATTGTTTCTTGCATTCTTCGCACTGTATTATTTCTCCCCAATCCTCCCACCTCGCACACCCGCCAGGACATACGAAGACGGTTTTCCCGAGATCATCTTTTCTTCTGGCTTTTATGCGTCGCATTTCTGATTTGCATTTGGGACAGTTCATTTTTTAGCCTCCTTCTCCCATCTATGATAACCATAACAGGTATTACATCTGTCGATTTTTATACTTGATTTTCCATATCTACACGTCTCACAAATCTTATCAACGTCTTCCTTCTCCTCGACCTCCTCAGGTTTTTGTTTGGATGGGCGGGCACAAACTTCGTCATCTTCTAATATGACAGCCTTGTTTAACTATCGGTTGAGATTTTTCCAAGAACTCCATAGTTCTGAGAATATGTGGTCCGACTTTTTCCCAATCAACCATCGGCCTGCCATCCATCTCTTTTGACGCTATCATCGGACAACCAAAGGCAGCATCGTCGATATAGACATGGGCATAGGCTTTGGGAGAGCTTGTCCAGGAGTCCTGATCCGGATTGTGGTTAATGCCATACATCTTGATATCGCAATCCCGCAGATATCGGACAGCATCATCCAGCTCTCTCCCGCTCCGCATTGTGAAGAGGATGAGCTTTGCACCGGCCTCCTGGAACTTTCTCATGAAGTGAAGAGCGAAGGGAACGTCTTTCCCGATCTTTGGGTATTTGTGCTCTACGATGGTTCCGTCAAAATCAATTGCAATGTACATATCTACTCCTCTTTAAAAGTTGCTGACGGCAGTTTAGCCATTTTTTCCCAATTGTTGAGAGACCACCGCCAGCAGTGAATTTTATTTACCGATATCGGTCTCTTTTCAAGTAGAGCATAAAAACACCACCAGTATTGGCGGCACATATTATTACAGACACAATCGCAAATGGATTCCCGTCTAAAACCCCAGGAACATTTGCCGCTGTAGCCAATAAACAAATAATAACAGATATCATAACACTCCTTCTTACATTATTGAGCCCAGTGAGCTCATCAGTGATCAGATAGTCGCCTGATTTTCCCTGCACCACGCAGAATTTCTGATCTTTTTTTAGCTGTCTTGCCCTCAGCAATCTTGGTATCGACATAACTTTCATAGTATTCCCGTTCCCGTCTATTCCGTTTGAGGTTTGCGATATTGCAGGTAGTGGCTCCGATATTTAGAACCAGGATGCAGACTATTAGAAAGTTCATTTCCGGCTCTTAGACTCTTTGATTTTTGCACTAATAAAATCAGATCCTACCACAAACCCCATGACCAGACACAGGGAACAAGCTACGCCAATAACGCCGATATACGACATTACAACATGCTCAGGTAACGGAAGGGCTCTATAGATTGTATCGATTAAGGTTGTGTATACGGTATCCATCAAGATCTATTCCTTTCTTCTGTGATAGATGCTGCCACCAACGCAATCAAGATCAGTAGCAGCTTGAACAAAGCAATCATTATCGTCCTGTGTACCGAAGAGGGTTTTCTTTATACTTCCAAGAATCATCACCATTCGTAACCTCAAGGGATCCCCAATGCTTCAGCACTTCGATACCACTGAGATACTCCTCCATGATTTTAAGCTGCGCATCCTGGATTATCTCATCAAACTCAAGGCATCTAAGCTTGAACGAGAGCGTAATATCTCCATCACCACCATCAGAATAATCAAATACCGGCTCCATTGGAATCTTTACGGTTTCCGGATGGAACTGCAGGAGTGGGACTGTAACGAAAATTACTTCAGGAAACTCAGCCGTCTCTTTGTTGTTTTTTCTCTGAACAGCATACTTGTAGTTTCCGTTGTCATCCTTCTGACGTTCAACGTCGGTGATCTTCTGCATTTTGAAATCACGAACTTTTGCAAGAAGCTGCTGCCCCTCGAAATCCAAATACTTTTTCATCTCACCCAAGAGATCCTCGAATTGAGAAATAGCGAATGCTTTCCCGATAAGATTTTCCACTCTTCCAGCCTGAACCGAAAGCTGAATCGCACATGTGGCGAGAGGTTTTGAATAACGGGTTGTGTTGCTGCTCATAGCATAGCACTTCCGGTGATCATAAAAGATCTCAAACTTATCATCCTCAGGAGATGCTGCAAGATAGCCCTTGAAAGCCTCAAGTTTATCTGTCTTGAACGTGATTTGAGACTGATCTTTTAAAACATGAAAATCTCCACCAATAACTACTTTGCCATCTTTGGCAACAACATTAATCTTTGGTTCCATTTTTTTCCTCAAACGGTATAGTGTTAAGAATTTTCCCAGACTCGTCCAAGAAACTGAGCTGGAGTATATCGACCATATCTTTTCCGTCCATAAGATGGATCCCCTCGTCATTTGTTTCGGAGATCATTGTTGGAGACTGTCTTTTTGGAGGTTTGATATACATGGTGTGCCTGTAGGTTGTAAACAGATCATCCTTACCCTGCCGAGGGTAAACAATAAGCTTCAGGCCAATCTCAGTAGGTTTTCCATGGTGTTCGGAAAGCTCCTGAGCCTCTATAAATAACGCCTGGAGTTCCTCGGAAAACTTCCCCTTCTGTAATGCCATAATATGTAATGGCCGTTTTTTGTCGCTACTCATTTTCGTCTACGCTTTCTGCTAACTCAAGAGCCTGCTGCTCACCGTCAACCGCTTTTGGTCGAGGGATCCCAGAGAGATTGAGCCGCTCATTGGTTTCGTATTTTCTGATTAACACATCTGCCCAGGATTCAAACATACTCTTCTGCATTCGCTGAACAAACTCAGCATCCTCAAGAGGAATCCCGTCCACAAGAATAACATCCTTAACCTGTACTCGATATCCTTTTAAGCCCTGAGTAACTGTTGGCAGTAGTCTGACAGGAACCCTGCACATATCTTCTGCTGCACGGATATAGTTTTGTGCCTCAGCAGATCTTACTCGGATATCATCTAAAATCTGTCCCATCCTATCCTCCGTATACCCTTTCGCATATCAGATGCCCCACAAATATGCCAGAACCTGTAGTCACAGCAAACATCAGCAGAGCAATCAATATATCTTTTACAAGTTGCATTTTTTATGATTCTTCAGGAACATCAGATCCTTTACAAACGCGAGTAACCTTTCCACGTCCTCCGGAACCATCTTTTTTATCTTTCCGATCAGGATATTTTTTCTCTCGTCCAACTTTATCCCTGGAAATATTCTTCTTAGTCGCCTGGCCATAATGTCTGACGGATTTCTTATCCCCGTCTCGATCATTGACACATGCGCCTGTGACACTCTTAGTCGTTTCGCAAGCTCTGGTTGTGTCATCCCCGCATCCTCTCTCGCTTTTATTATTGCTTTCATATTTGTTAATATAACATGTTTTGTTATATTTGCCAACAGGTTCTTGTTCGTTAAAGTTAATTAATTTTTCTAGCATTCTCACAGTCTTCAGAAACACATCAAAGTCTCTCTGAAAGTCTTCTACAGAATGCCACTCCCTAACACTGCAACATTTCGCCCATTCTTTCTGAGCGTGATTAAACTTATCCCGTCCAATCTTCACATCTCCCTGGAGATCAAGATTCATACCATTTCCGAGAGATGCAAAAACCTTAAGATCCGGTTTGCCCTTAAACTCATCAGCCCATTCCTTTTTAATGCGAAGAGCAATCTGGTATCCCAGAGCTTTATCTAAAACTCCTGAGAGACCGTTTGGTTTAATCGGATTGTAGATCCCGAAAGTCTGGTATAGAGTGTCTGGGACGTGCTCATATTTTAATCCCGCCAGCTCAACGCGCTCAATGCAAGCGAAGAGTACATCGTTGTGCCGAGGCAGAATGGTTACAGTTCCGTCTTTGTTCTTGGTTATTTTAGCCTGCCTCCATGCGTCCCCTGAGCTTCGCTTTTTACGGCGAGGCTTCGGGAACGCGCATCCGGAGGTGGCTTTTGGAGTTTCGTATCTCATAGATTAAAATTGGAGATCGCTTTCCTCAACCAATGGCGCAGACTGCTGTCCTTGAGGCTGCTGAAAAGCATTTTGCTGTGTAGCTGGTTGCTGTTGATAGTTCTGCTGCACCGGCTGTTGATATGACTGGTTCTGGGGCTGATAGTTCTGCTGCTGTCCTTGAGGCTGCTGTTGATATTGCTGGGTCTGGTTGTAGTTCTGTTGCTGTGGAGCTTGGTTATACCCCTGCTGCTGATAGTTCTGTTGTCCCTGCTGCTGATTCTGGGGAGCTGGATCGAGGAACTGAAAGTCCTGCACATTCACCTCTGTGGAATATCTCTTGTTCCCATCTTTATCGTCCCAGCTACGATGAATAGTTTTTCCCTCAATGTAAACCTTAGAACCCTTCTTAAGGTACTGAGCAAAAACGTCTGCAGCTTTACCCCAGACTACAAGGTTGTGCCATTGGGTGTCAGTTTGTTTCTGTCCATTCGCATCAGTGTAGCTATCGGATGTTGCTATCGTTGCCGACACAACCGACTTACCACTTTGCGTCTTACGCATCTCGGGATCTTTCCCAAGATTTCCTAAAAGTATTGCTTTGTTTACTCCTGCCATATTTCCTCCTGGTTAAAATTATTCAATATCGTATTTTTTAATCGATGTAACAGGGACAACAAGACTACCTTTTATAGTCGCAACTTCACCATTATTTACCCTTCTTTGCAAGAGGAGAAAACCTCTCTAATAATCCGTGAGCAAAAATACGAAAGTGAAGCAGTTTTTTGCGTCCGCAAGGTCACTACAAGAGAAACCACTATAAAAGAGGGTTTTAATGCAGCACCTTGCTCGGATCTGTACTCATTCAAAGCTATCCCACCATTCCGCAATCTTTAAGCATGATACAATTCTGAGTTCCCCCAGCATTATCTCCGACAAATTCTATCAGAAGCTGGAACCCGCGGGATGTGAGATCCTTGATAACTTCACGCTGATTGTCATTATCTAGAAGCTGAAAGTCCTGGAGGAAAATATACTTAAATTCCGACTTACTTTTCTCAGCCATGAGGACGGGTACAATCCTCAGAGCTTCCCCCGAGCTGAGGTGCTTCATGTATCTATCGTTGTAGAGGAGTTCTCCAGCCTCGTTGATAGAGAGTTCTGGGAATGGGAGATTCTGAGTCGCAAGATATTCTCCACGCACTACCTCGATCTCTTTCTGCTCGGCACGATTGCCAGCAAGAGCCTTTGTGGAAACTTCTTTGTCGGCTATAGATTTAATGTACGCCTGATAGAGATTGGCTTTATTATTAGTTTCGTTGATATTGAAAATTTTTGTTTCAATCACTGAAATGTCAAGGCGAGGGTTTTGCTCTATCCAGGAATCGATCCCAGCAAGACGCTCTGTCCGGGCCACTATCTCCCCCCTCATTAACCGAATCTCTTCTTCCTTTTCGATAATGTATTTTCGATCTGAAACATTATCCTCTTCAAGAGATGCCTTAATGGCAAGTCTCTGGTCAACGCTCAGATTGAACTGATTAGCACTTGCCAGCGCACCCATCAGCTCTCCCGCATTTGCCCCAACGACTTCCTCAACTGGATCCGGAACAACAATCTTATTGTCGTCACGCTTCAGGTTGGTGTGCGTCTCTTTAAGCTTCTGAAGACAAGCATCAAAGTCGTCGGTATCTATACCGAGAGATCCAGCCTGCTGCTTTGGAGTAAGTTCCAAAAATCTTCTAGGAGCAATGAGGTGAAGATTAAAAAGTCCGTTCAACCAGTCCTGGTCAAGAGTAACTCCCTCCGGACCGTCAATTTTAAGTGTTTGTTTACTCTTCGTAAAATTGCGAGCAACTCGCACTTCCTGCCCAAGGTGATCTACTAATGATATTGAGATATTCGCAGAAGCTCCAGCCTTCCCAATATATTCATCCTTCGTGCCTGGGAGAGGAATTACCTCACCCTTCTTTACTGCAGCAATACCCTGGAGGGCTGCCCAAATAACATCGAGCCCAACAGTCGTCTTACCAGCACCATTTTTACCAATGAGATATGTAACATTATTGCTGAAGCTTGCCTCAAACTCCATGAACCCAGCGAAGTTTGTGAGGTTGATTTTTTTGAGTTTCATCCGTGTACCTATTCCTTTGAATATAGTATAAGAAAACATGTTATATTTAAGATACTATTAATAACAGTTTGCGTTAATAGTTTTGTTGTATTAATTTTGAATAATCAATATTTCTGGAAAGGGCATATCCAATTCCCTCATAGGTATCATTGTATTCTACTGCGTCCATCTTGTCCATTTTTGCCGGTATCTTCTGGTCGCTATGTTGGAATGTTACATTTCGTTTTGTGCGAGCAATTTCCCTCATGTCTTGAACAGAAGATCTAATTGACTCGGCACGAGCAAGACCGCCATGTTTAGGACTCAAAAATGCCATAACCTGCTTCCCCGCACGAGCCCTAATTGCGTCTTTGTAACTCATAGAATAATCTGACCACCCACAACCCAGGGATAAAATGTGGATCCGTTTGTCGTCCCAGCCCTGACGATTGATTTCTACCCATGCCTGACGGAGAGGAGAGTTTGCTCCGCCACATCCGCCATCCATCCAAACTTCTTTTTCGATAGGATCTATCATCGAACCAAAAAATAGGGGAGCTGCGAAAGATCTACAGACCACTTCAGTGAGTGCAAGTTTTCCGTCCTTTGGCTCCCAGCTTTTAAAGTAGTGTGTCCGGCCAGATACAAGTCCAAAGGAAGTGCTCATGAACCTAGTGTCCATATCTTCCATCTGGAGGTGAGGCCCAATATTATCGTGCAAAAGGTTGGAGACTTTTTTGCGATCGTACTTTGGGATCCTGAAGAATCTTTTTTTGAAAATGTCCGGCAAATTCTTCATTGCAAGATCGTGACTCGTGCCTGCTGTTATTCGGCCAGAAGCCATGAGAGCCCCGTTAATCGATCCGGCAGAGGTTCCAACTATAAGGTCGAAGATGTCACTGATCGACATTTTTACGCGCTGCTCTATCATTTTGAGCTGCATCGATTCTATTGGGAGTTTATCTCCTCCGCCTGCTAATACGAGTACACGTTTCATAAGCCATTCCCATTTGGGTTGTATGTAAAGACTAAAGCGTTTTTGCTTCCCATCTTTGAAACTCATTGTATTCATATGTGATCTTATTTAATTTTTCCTGAGCTTTCGAGACGTTAGATTGCAACACTTCTCTATATCCAGCGATAGCCTCTTCAGAAGTTTTAAAATACCACAACCCTACATCTGACTTTGATATCTTCTTTAAATATCTATCCATTGTGGTGTTTTTCAGGGTTATAGTATTCTTGGTCTCTTTTTCAATTAAAGTTTCACAGACTTTTATGTTCCCATCCCAAAACTTATGTACATAGTAAATTTTTTCCATTATCCCATTCCTTAGTTAAAGTAACTGTTTACTCTTTACCAATATGCTTATCACTATTCCCACAGTAAGGGCATTTGTAATACGTTAAAATTTTGTCTCCGCAAGAGCTTTGGCCTTTTTTCCTAGACGGCTTATTGCATTTCGTACAGTTCATCAATTCTCCATTCTGTTTTTTAACAATCATGATCTACCATATCTATTAGTTCTGGATTTTCAAACATATTCCCAGCAAGTTTTATCTCAGACATTAATCGGAGACAATCCGGCGTTTCGTAATTACCAATAAAGGATAATAGGTTGTATCCAATCAATTCGTATGCGTCAACATGTATAGGCTTGAGAGCAATGAGAATATGACTTCCAAAATCACTATCAACAACAAGGTCGCCTTCGTATATTAAATTGCCGTTGCGGTCCAGGAGAGTCGTGCATTGCATCACATAGTAATCACTCGTGTCAGTTCCGCTTTCCAGGATAGCTTTTTGAAAGTCTTCGTGCTCCTGGAAGTTGTTAATTATTACCTTGTTCTTTTTGTCCCATGCTCGGAACCTGTATCGGTCGGTCATTATTCCTCCTCCACAAATCCATTTTCTAGTGCCCACTCGCGAAGGTATTCGTCTTCACAAACATCTTCGATTGATTGGTTTTTAGCCCAATCAAACAAGTCTTTTTCTGCAAACACTTCCTCAGGGCTAAGGGTTTCTTTAATCCAAGTTAGAGCCTCTTCCAAAAGGCTATCTCTATCAATTATAGAGTCCGTAAACCTCCTGCTTGATTCGTATGAGGCCATAAGTTATTCCTTTTCTGCGCAGTAAATAGGTGTCCGCGCGGGTAGTTTAAGTTGTCTCCAAAAGTAATCTCTAAACTGTTGTATCATTCCTACTGTTACCCATTTTTTAGGAGCGAAGTAGAGACACCACTTCTCCACATCTCTCCGGCACTTAATTGACTCGATTAGGATGGAGTGTGTGAATCCATATCCCGGGTTATAGAACTCTACGAAGTAGCCACTAAAAACTATCATACGGTCCTTCTGCGACTTCCTCAAAGAGAGAATATTGCCCTTGAAAACTAAACTTAGCGGGAACCTTTCCTGTTGAACCATCTCTTTGTTTGGCAACAATTAATTCAGCAACACCCTTGAGTTCAAGATCATTTTTATAAACCTCTTCTCTAAATGGAAAAATTATAATATCTGCATCCTGCTCAATCTCACCAGAATTTCTAAGATCCGACATTTTGGGGCGCGGATCCGGACGGTTCTCTGTTTGTCTTGAGAGTTGACTTAAAGCAATTACCGGAATGTTAAGCTCTTTAGATATCTGCTTAAGCCCGCGAGTAATAGATCCAGTCTTCTCACTTGTACTCACATCATCTCCACCCTCAAGTTTCATAAGTTGCAAATAGTCAATTATAACCATCCCAATATTCTCCTGCTTATACATCCTGCGAGTTTTTGATTTTATGCTAGATATCGTAGTGTTAGTATCGTCATCAATGTAAAGTGGATAGTTTACCAACGAAGAAACCGTACTATTTAACTGCGTCCAATCATCATGAGTAAGTTTGCCAGATCTAAGCCTACCCATAGAAATCTTCGCTTCTGACGCCATGCAACGCCGAACAAGCTGCTCTTTAGACATCTCTATAGAAAAAATTAACACATGAGTTTGCATAAGCTTAATAGCGTTAAGGGCAAAGTTAAGAGCTAAAGCTGTCTTTCCCATACTTGGTCTTCCAGCAATAACCGTAAGTTGTCCTCCCTCAAATCCATATATCATTCTATCAAGAGATGGGAAGCCTGTAATTATACCCTTAATCTCATCCCTGGATCTCCGCTCAATATTCTCCAGTGTTCCAGGAAGGATATCTTTAACATTACTGATTTTTGAGGCATAAGTCTCTTCTGAAAACCCAATCGTTTTCTTCTCAGAAAAATCAATAAGGTTGCCGACATTAACATCTGGCTCATACGCTTTACCTAAAATCTCAGTAGAACTCACAATAATGTCCCTGAGAGTAGCCTTATTTTTGAGTATATTTACATGCCCTTCAATTTTAGATACGGAACTTATGCTCTCTGTGAGCTCACAAAGAAAGAGCTCTCCTCCACAGTCCTTAAGACACTTTTGAGTACGCATCTCTTCTGCAAGTGTTACAATATCGATACCAGTACCTCTTGAGTACAAAGTCTCTATACAGTTGAACACTTTTTTGTGAATACTACTGTAAAAATAACTTTCTTGCATTAAGTCAATAATATCATCTATAAGATTTGGGTTTGTCATCGCTGTTGCAAGGACAACTTTTTCAATACAGGTAGATTGTGGCATCATCTTGTTTTGGTGGTAAGACATATTCGTCTCCTTCTAGGTTTTCAAGTTCTGCTACGGAATGGTAGTTAAGATTATGTTGAGCTTGACCATTTATAGGTTTATCAACTTTCCAAGTAACGCTATTTAATGGATCACATTCGGGAAGATACTGTTTGAAAGGAGAGCTTTTTTGACTATCAGGTCGAAAGAAGTTCTCAAGAGTATATTTATATTTCCCATAAAAATCCCGGCCATCAACCATAAGCGCATTATAATTCTTAATACTCCCAGCAATATCCTCAAAAGAATGCTCACCCAAAACTCTACGGATAACATCCTTCATTCTTTTAGTTATTCCCTTATGAGTAGTAATACCCTTAAGGCTTTGCCAATAACTATAAACACCATCAATATTAAAATTCTGAGGCGGGCTTTTTATCTCTTTTTTATTCTTACTTCTTACTTCTAACTTCTGGCTTCCACTTTTTTTTAAGTTACTTCTAACATTTTTCGTGTAAGTGTCTGATATTGCAGTAAGTTTTTGGCAGGATATTGAAATTCTATTTGAAGTGTAACTCAACTGGAATCGATCTCTACTTGAGAAGTAATTCAAAATAAGCTTAAGTTTTGGTCCAGATATTCCAGGAAACCACATCTTAAAAGCCTTGAAATTCATATCAAGCGGCTCTTCTATCGCATCCTCTCTACTGAGTATTTCAAGCGTATTAAAGAATACATAATATCCCGCAGGCCCAAACTCCATAATTGCAGTAACAAGATCGCCGTCAGAAGTGCTATTGGCTAAATGTTTAAACCACTTCATTTTTATCAACTTTTTCTATATTGTCAAAAATTTTGACGACATCATCCTCGGTGTAACCCTTGTGTTTAATTAGCACAGTAAAAAACCATAAAGAGACACTCTTACTATGTCCTCCATGTATTTCGTAATGGCAACAGGTGCATCGATAAGAGTCTCTGCTTAACACCGCACCTCTTAATTTAAGCCACTTAATATCTTTAAGGCTAGTTGAGTACCTCTTTTTAAAATCCATAATTAACCTTTAAAAAGAACAGGACCAACAACCAGTTGAGAGGAATTACCCAATGGAGAAAGGAATTCGTATTCTGATTGCCAATCCTGTTTTGTTTTTTTGAGTTTGTAACATTTTGAAGCTCCATTGTTTTTGAGTCTGCGTCGGATCTCACACCTTCACACTAACCAATATAGATCTCGCAATTTACTTGTCAATCAATTTTTAATTTATTAACTACAATCATCAATATACCCACTAAGAGTCCTAATAGCGTCAATCACATACAGGGCTTTATAGAAGGTATCCCTGAAAAAATAGTCACCATTGTTTTTGTGATAGACAAAAAAACACATACACACATCATTCTCTTCACCACTCTTGTAAAGCGCATAAATCTCCACAAAGCTATCTCTATCACAAGACACATCTTCTTCTTTATAGCACAGCATTGATCCTATTAATATTTTTTTTGCAGGGAAAGTCCATAGTCCATTATCTAAATCAATCTTGTTTTCGCTCAGAATTTTTGTTGCTTTACGCTTATCCATCAACTTCTCCTCACATGTTAGGAACTGATTGTTGTTTATCCAGCATATCTGCATACGAGTCGGTCTTCTTAGCTCGCCTGATTATCTTGCTCCACCTGTCATAGTATTCCTCAAACTTCTCAGAGAACTTGTGGCTAGGGCCTTTCATGCTGGCATCCTTCAAGTTGTGGAAACACTTTCTTAGTGGGCAGTCCTCAACATCGTCCGGAGTTTTTGAAGAGCAGTCCATGATCGCTGTTTTAGAGTGCCGGTCGCAGAGGTAGTTTCTACATTGCTGTTTATGTGGAGCCATTAGGTTTTACCTTTCGTTATTCCGGTTTCACATTTGTCTTTGCCGTACTTTGGATGTTTGTGGTTATTGAAAATAAGTTTTCCTCTTAGATGATGAGTGTAGTTCATTGCGCCACATTTTCTGCACCAATTAGCCCTGTAAATTATCACTCCTTTTTCTATAAGAATTTCCTTTTTAACAATTTGGACATAGTCGTGGTGAGTGCTCATTTTTTATTTCTCCTTTCGCTTATCCCATGAGAGAAGTAATTCGTATTTGCCATTATATTTAGTCCGGCCAGAATCTCGCTCGGATACCTGTCTCACTTCTACCATCGCGTTGTCGAGGAGTATTCCCACAAAAGCGTCATCCTCTTTACCTATATGGTGAGTCCGAGTTCTTAGCCCCGCCTCATTTAAAGCCGTTAGAAGAGGAATTGCCTTGTTGTTGGCTACAAATGGACCATCGCCGAGATCGATGAGCTGGTGATCTGCTCCGATCTCGTGGTGGTGATTACAGTTGTACTTGCATTGCATTCGCTATTCCTCTCTACTAATTTATTAATTATTAGTACCTGGTAATTATCAATGGATTACATTCGCATTCTGCTTATGCTGGCAGTTTGGTACTATTCCTCTCTATGGTCTATGGGTTCATAGCAACTATGCTTCATCCCGTCTTTAATATTGTGTGGCAATAGATTTGGACAATCATTTTCTATGTGACATTGATGATTTCTCTCTCTAGCCTCTAATGGTAATGTCTACACCTTCGGTTTATCTGGGGTTTCCGTGTTATTGCTCGGCTAGACTATATATCGATCTTTTGGGTGAACCACGTTATTGCCAGTAATATAATCAGCTATTTTTTTAAATAATCTTACCCAAAACCCCCAGCTAGAGTTCTGTTTTTTTAACTTAATCCTAATAGCCTCGATACTAGCTAACTGTTCGTTACGAAGGTCTGGCAAGCTCCAATCAGCATCAAAATACTGGCATCCACAACAAAACTTCAAACCGTGAATACTCTGCTGAGCACACCCAACACAACCACCATGGAAGACACGAGTTGTCTTACGGTTAGAACTATTCATCATTCGGCTCCCATTCCAGCGTACTCTCATTGCAAACAAAACCACACTCGTGACAAGCGCGCACTCCACGACGTTCTGAATTATGGGAGTGACAACATTCATGTTCTTCGTAAGGATCGATATGACTGGTGTCTGGAAAATTGCGTTTCATAACTAAGCCTTAATCCCAATAGTGTCAAGAGCATCCATGATAATCGTTCCGGCTACTGCGGGATCTGTAGCGTAAGATGTGCGCTCTTCCCCATTCGCATTGTTAAGCTTTCCGAGGAGAGCCTCGATAACCTGAGGAACCTCCGCGTTAGCATCGATGCCAACCAGGAGAGAGTCTGCACTCTGCTTAAAGAGAATCTTCATGTTTATGACATACCCCTTATTATCGCAAGGCACAACCTCGACGAACAATTTATACAATTCCTTTTTTGGGCTCATTACAACTCCTTGTTAATTGTTGTTTGCTTTAATTTAACTTTTAATGTACGCCTTGTACCATCTTCTACAAACTGATTTAAAACTTCCCTCGCTTGCTGAGAGAGTCGAACCGCTCAATCTTCCACCCCTACATATCTGATTTCCGAGCGTTCCATCTTTACCGTTGAGGTTGACGTATACGTATGATGTTCCGTTTCCGCTGAAGAATGTAATTTTTTTGTTAAGTTTTCTGCTTTTAATTGTGTGTTCCATTTCGTTAACTCCTTTATTGATTGTTCAGCCTATCTCATCAGTATCGGTAGGCTAACCCCGATAGACGCCCCGAAAGGCGTTTCGACTTCTACTCTACTGATCCCACCCTTCTGGGAGTTCCTCCATGTCAAAGAAAGTTACCTTAGTTACCTTAGTTAACTGCTACACTATTAAAGGTAACTCTTCTAGGTAACTTTGTCAACACTTATTTTATTTTATTTCGCTGAAGGCTGTATCATTGCATTCTTTTTTGTCTCCAGTAAAATTAAAATAGCGATCTTCGCAAATCTCGATAAATTTCTCATAAGCAATAACATCTGCAAGTGCGTCATGAGCGCCTTCTCCTAGGTCAATCCCAAAGAACTCGCATACGCTGGTAAGCTTTAAGTTCTGGGTCGTTGGAATAATACCATAGAAACGAAGGATTCTGGCAAGACCGTATCCGTCATAAACGTAGGGCTCAAAGAGAGAGCCGTAAAATTTGTCACCATGATGAAACCAAAACTTCCGTGCAAACTTAGCGTCAAAGTTTCCCTGGTATCCAGAGAAGACCATTTTGTCGGTTTTATCGTATGGATCCACATAGGTTTTTATTATTGCAGAAATCTCTTCAAAAGCTTGTTTGGAAGGCATAAATTCCGCAAGCTCTTCCTTTGTAACCTTCCCAACCTTGAGAGCATCTTCGGAAATGTGCTCCATGCTAAACGGACGCATCTTGTAATTAAATTCATGAACATCTTTTCCCGGGCAGTGGATCCGTCCGGAAAATTGCCAGATGTTATGTATTGATGGATCTGTTCCGGTTGTTTCTGTGTCTGCGTTCATTATTTTTCTTGGACAATTCATTATCTCTTTCCTCCAATATTTTTAAAGTTTCTAGTAGTTTAGGCTTTTCTGAATGACCATAGTCAAGACCTTCAATCCAGCCACGGACTGTTGCTGCACTTGTACCTCGATAACTTGATAAAACATCCTCTTTTTTAATGACCCAGCTCCCATCCTTCAACCTCGTTTGGCAGAGGAATATAAACCCCTAAAAATTCTGAAGCCCACATTCTTACCTCAACCATTTTGTCTTCCCATTCCATAGCTTCCCACTCGCCTATTGCTGTGCTGCGAATGTAGTAAAGATCTAGCTGCTCATTGTAGTACCTGAAAAACTTGTCCTGGATTAATCCGTGCATTTCATCATCAGAATAACCGGTATCTCGGGCAAGGATCGCCAGCACTACTCCGCGATAATATTTCTGCTGAGGACGACTATTGTCTTTTGTCAACTCCTTGAGAATGAGCACACACTTTTTCCCACGTTGCTTAAGATACCAGCACCAACGCAAGAATCGAAAGCCATCTTGAAGGATAGGCAGGCCAGATTTTTTCCAGCCTGATATTTCCCAAGTATGAGTAAGCCTCTTACCCATTACGCTTTAGCCTTCCTGCTCTTAGCTTCATCGGACTGCTTCTTGTTTGCTTTGTCAATGATTGCTGCAGCCTTTGCCTCTTTGTCAAATCTTGCCTTTGTCTCTGCCAGTCCAGCGAACATCCCTGGCCCATTGGCAGAAATCTGAGCTTCGATATCATCATACCATGCTCGTGGAATATTGATAAGAGAGCTAATCTCAAGGTTCTGTTTTTGGGAATACATATTAAGCCAAATCTTCCAATCCTCAGGAGATATCTTATTCTGTGTCAGGAAGGTTTCGACGAAGGATATCTGAAAACAAGACAACAACCCATGGCGATGCTGATAAACCTCATTAATTCTTCCTCCAACAACCTGAGCACCAACATCAGCACCAACAGCATATCTATTGATCTGATCTTTATTCCCAGTAATTATCCCCTTGACAAGAACGACATCTTCAGCTCCGATATCGTACCATGCACAACCTAGCTCTTTGTCAAGCCAGACGATAAACTTCTCCATGATGATATTGTTGTCATTTAGAGCCTGAACCATTTCGACAATCTCATCTCTGGAGATTAGGTTGGCATTGGTCTGGTATTCCTCGTTAATAGCTCGTCCAGTTTTGCGTTCAGGAGGAAGAGCCGGAAGCATTGAGCTTGCACTCTTTTTGTTTCCGGATCCTTTTGGAGGCTCATCCTTAATTGGATTTGTAATTTCCGGAAGAGCGTCATTCTGAACCTGAGGCGGAAGGTTCTGTTGCTGGGGAGGAATGTTCTGCTGAGGCTGAATGTTTTGAGGTTGCTGTTGCGGTGGAAGCGGGGGATAAAATCCACCTTGGTTCTGTTGCTGAAAGTTCTGTTGCCGAGGCTGATTAAACCCATTGTTCTGAGGATGCTGAAGCCCACTGGAAGCATTTCCATCGTCATCCTCACCCTGGGCTATAGTTCCAAGAATTGCCGAATAAGAATATCTGCGAAGGTATGTTATTGCAGATCCAACAATCTGAGAACTATTCGCGTTTTCAAGACCAGCACTGATTGTACTGCGAAACCATTGCCCAGACTTATGCGAGACCTCCGTGATTAGGTCAACCCTGCCAGCCTGTAATAAAACAGTTTTTTCCGAATCCTCATACTTAGTTTTCTTACGCTGAATGGTAGGTATAACGTCTCCAATAAGTATCACCTCTGGGTGCTGAGATACCATCAAGCCGTTATTAGCAAGCGCATCTTTTGCTGCTTGAATATGAGAATACAACGATGCGTATTTTGATTTATGAAAAGTATTCTCGCAATCCAATTTTGCAGGCAACAATTCTGACTGCATTACTGCCATTGCACCTAAAATTTCCGAACATTCTTCCGAGCGTTCTATGCCCATAAAAAACCTCTTTCTGTTATTCTATTAGATATCACAAAACTTGTTATATTAAGATACCATTATACGCAAATAGTGTCAACCACTACTTGTTATAATAAGTATACCACTCGTTGTGGTTTTTGAATTTTGAATGATATTCTTTGCCGTCAATAATCATTACCCAATCATTCCAGGCAATCTTACTATCTGGCACTACTATTCCGTTGCTATTGTAGTATTCCTTAAGCTGTTGCCCGCTATAATTGAGCTCCATCCAAACTTGCTTTGTTCCCCAAAATGGCTCCAGCCCATGTTCACTTAGCAGTTTAAAGCCACGCGATAAGACATATAAGATATGGTTCCGGTCAACAGCCCCCTTTGTATAAAGCGCAAAGAGTCGTCCTGAGTGGATAAACTTATGGCACGCGACACAAAGCGAAACAACCGCTTTAAATTCCACCCGTCCCGTATCGGGACAGATATAGTAACATTCGTGAGCTTCGAGCCGTTTCTGAAAACGAGCTTTGCTCTTATGCGTCCCGCAAGCATGGCAACAACCATCGTGTTTTGCATAGGATTCCTCTCGAATAAAGTTCCACCATTCAGCACCAAAGACACTCCTTGGATTAACTCCATGAAGTGCCGTTGGAATTGTTGGATGCTGAAGGATTGTTGGGTTAAAAGACATTAGTACCCGCTCTGCCCCACTTCAATATGGGTCTTGTTGTAGTAAGTACAAAAGCGCTTTGCAACACAATAATCTGCACAACGCTTGTCTATTCCAAGACGTTCTTCTATCCGAAATGTTGAAGCCGGATATTTTGTCTCCTGCTCCTTTTGGAAGCGATCAGCAAACCCATTATCCATTTCAAACTTCTTGAAGTTCTTGGATGACTTTTTGTTCCACTTGCCAGCAGTGCTCTTCATCAAAGCATACTCTGTCTCAGAAGCCCAGCGCTCTTCAAAAGTACAGTCTGGGATGTCATTATCAGAAGCCTTGCTACAAGCAATGAACAATTTCATCCGGTCAATGATATATTTCTCACACATAGTATTGGGCCATACATTGGGATACATTTCTGCGTATGGAATAACCGGATAGTCACCTTTGCCTGCCTGGAATTTATCCCAGTTTTTCAGGAAAAAGCAAACTCGAAGCTTGTTTACCTCATGCCCGAGAAGCCTTAGTCCAAAAGCGCCAATGTTAAGCTGGCACTCACGCTCAGGCTTTAATCCATACACAATTTCCCATGGCTGAGTCCTCTTGTAATCTTCCAGACATTTTTCTGCAATCTCAAAACAGTCATACTGCATCGAGAGATAGAACTTGTCTTTATCATACCATTCCTGCTTTGCAACATCAATACGAGTTTCGCCTGGTTCAGCAACGGCAAGATAGCATTTCCAGTCAGGAATTTGACGCCCCTCATGCATGGGAACCTCAATAAACATTCTCTCCTCAGATTTACGCTCGGTGCTAGGCTGCATATTAGACATCTCTAGTGCATAATGGACAGCAGATCCATCAAACATCCAGAAATTATCACTCACATCCCGCTCAAGCTCTTTGTCGTGCCTGCGCTTTAGAAAATATGGTTTTGGAGCACCAATTACCGTGGTGCAAGAGAATACATTCGCTGGCGGATTTACGAGGGCGTAGTCGTCAGCAGTCAACGCATCAACTACGGAGGGAGACTTGATCTGATACTTGTTTGTAGTCTTCACTAGAACTCCCCTTTGATCTGAGCGCTTCCGCACACATGGTTCATAAATTGCAACTCACCCTCACACTCTGGGCAATGCCCCTTTTTCCAGAAACCTACAACTTCACGCATGAATGATTCCTGAGTCTGCGTAGGAACTCCCGTGTCTGCAGCACACGCATTGTGGAGCTCTATCTGCGACACGAGATAGTCATGGTCTCCTGGCGTACACATAACGCCACTCAGCGCAGCTTTTACGCCGTGCATGGCCACACCATCCCAGGTCATGCCTGTTTTTTTCTTCTCCACAACATCTTCTTCCGTCAGATGCAAATGGACCAGCTTGGTTTTTGACACAAGTCCTCCTTTGTTAATAAAAAATCTTGGGGATACTTCTAGGATCATCTATACCATTCAATCTATCACACACCGCTTTAGCCATATCGTCATGAGCCCTGTCGCAGTATTCCATCGTCAGAACTCGATCACCATTGGTAGCACAGATATACGTCTGCATACCATCTTTTTCTGCGTAAAACGGCTTCTTACCCATCGCAACTCCTTTGGTTAAGTAATATTTAAAGTTACCTTACCATTAAAGTTACCATATTGAGGTATCCTTGTCAATACTTTTCTTTTGTGGAGCGTATTTATGGATCGATACTCTATAAGAATGTTTGAGGATTATGTGTGTGCAACAAAAAAAGCCCCAACTAGCAAGGTCGGGGCTTAAACAAGTAGGAAAAGAAAGCGAAAACCTACCTGCTGTCAGTCGTTTTCTGCCATCCATTTTCTGATACCATGGACGATGCTAATAGCTATTGAAAACTGGTATGACTCAATGTAGAGGCGACTCTCTTCGATTATGTTCGATAGAAATCCCACCTCTATCAGTGCGCATGGAAATCTTGTTTTCTTTAGAACTGCGAGGTTGTCGCGAGGATGGATCTTGCGGGCTCTGTCTGCAGCGCAAAGCATCTCAGTGTCTATACATGTGGCGAGCGCTTTACCTTTTGAAGAATAGGGGTAATACATAACATGATACCCGTGAGTCTTTGTATCAGTGCTTACGTCAGCATGGATGGACACTCCCCCTGTACACCCCATGCTTTTTGCGAGGCGAACATCAAAGGATCCGATTATCTGCCGATGCCGAATGTCCAACAATGACAATAGCATTGAGACTTTTGAAGAGATCGATTGAGTGATAGCGGTCTCGATGCTATAGATAGAATCGTTTTCTCTACCGTCAATAGCACCGGAATCTTTTCCAGCGTGTCCAACGAATATGGCTATGTCGTGCATCATTTACGCTCCTTAACGGCAGTGAGAATGCTGTCGAGGAGTTGTGCGGTCTTACCCTCTTCGTGCTGCAGGCGGATGTATTTGACATCATCGCTAACACGCTGAACACTCAGCTTGGTTTCTGAGAGAGCATCTTTAATCTTATCTTGCTCTCCTTTGATATACTCATCTTCTTTCTGCGTATCATTTCTGAGATTAGTCTGTTCTTTCTCAATGGCAATCTGCCTGGTAATAATCGCCCCTTTATCTGGACACACAAATCCATTCGAGCGCTTTACTTTCCCGAAAGTTAGTCGGACATTTGAAAATCTTCCTTTAACAAAAAGGAATCCAGCAACACTCAAGATCCCTCCTCCCAAAAAAGTGCTAACCTGGGCAATCGTGTTTACCCCAGACTGACCATGTAGGACTGCTGCGCGTAGGGAATCTATCATAACTGTCAATGTATCCATTATTTGCCTTTCCGCATTTTTTTAACAAACTTCTTCTGATCCTCCAAGATCTCTTTGCGCTTATCTTGGTACTCCTTCAAAGTATACTCTCCACTCTTTCGCTTCTTCTGAGCGTTACTGAGACGGACCTGGAAATTAGTCTTCACGGATTTCCCGCTCTTAGTCTTTCCTTGGCCGAGATTCTTGCTGAGATATTTATTTATTTTGGTGTAATCCTTTGCAAATTCCTTTAGCCCATACTCTTTTCGGAATTTAAGTCTTTTTTCCGGAGAGAGCTTCTTGTACCACTCCTTAAAAGCAACCCTATCTTCCCATTTAGTAGATCTCTCAAGACGCTTCTTCATCGCTCCAGCTATTGAAGGATCTTTATCCATAACATACTTGGAATAAACAAGCGCCCTATGCTCTTTAATCTTCTCCCAAGTTGAAAGCTTTTCGCCTTCCTTGGTGTAAACTTTGGAAACTCTCATGCCTCCAACAATCAGCTTTTTAACTGCAGGATAACCCTGCCCACTGATTTTCATAAAAGATCTGAACGCCTTCTTGGGATTGTGTTGTGCAATACTAAGCGCAGCATCCTCCACTGGCCCCAATGAAGGAGGAAGTAGATTTAAGAGCATCTCCGCAGAACCGTAGTCCACTTTTCCACCACGCGCCTTGATCGTTGCGTTAGTAATCCCCATCATGACTGAGTCTACCATCCTATTCCCAATTGCAAACCCTCCAGTAAACTGTGACACAAAGAATTTTGCAAATCCCTCCGGGTCTTCCCATGGTGGTCTAAGTGCACTAGAAATCCAATACATGTACGTTGCCGGTAGGAGCGCAAGCAGTGACGCATGCAAAAGGTTTTGACCGATATCACGTTTGCCTGTAGTCTGCTTATAGTCAATCAACATATTCGCATCTTGATTAAGCTGATTTGTAAATACTGTATAAGCTCTTGCAAGTCCGTTTCCTCGATATATAGCTGGAAGATGAACCAGACCACCCATTGGCTGAGTTCTCCTTATAACAGAATTAGCAGCTTTAATCGCAGTCTTTTCATTACCCGACTTCGCCATCACTTCGTGGTACTTGCCATACCATAAGATTGTCGTTGTCATCATATCCGCTTTTGTGATAAATGACATCGAAAACTCTCTGACTTTCTCAAGCGCATCGACAGCTTTATCTTTAGCCATCTTAGTTCTCTGAAGAAGGGTCTTTTCGTTTATAGGAGTACCGTCCTGCTTCATCTGCTTAAGTTCTGATTTAGATATCCCAAGAGCTTCCGGAATAAGCTTCTTCTCCGCCATCTCCGCCATCTCGCGCTCATAACTCGTTGCACGATTCCGCATCATAACGCTTTTCTCTTTAACAAAAGCCTCTTGAGCAGATCTGCCAGTCGCATACTTTCTGATGGAATGTGCGAGAGCCCCCTTATTGACCTCTTTTGATCCCTGGAAAAAGGAGGCTGGCTGTTTTGCAACAGTTATAAGATTGAATCCAAGAGCGTAAGTCATATACTTGTTTCTAAGCCAGTCACTGGCTTGGTCGAGAACGTTTTCAGAAGCACCAATTCGACCATAAGCAGCAGCTCTCAGCCAATCGTTAAGCTGCAGAGAATATTCGGTGTTGCGATCATCCATAGCTTTTTTGACTTCAGTCTTGTTGAGGAACTGATTAACATCGCGCACTATGTCATTGTATGCAATGTAATGCTCGGATTGTCTAATGCTTTTAACCGTAGTTCCAAAGTAATCAAGTTCTGCAAAGGCAGCTTTGGAATTAACACGACTCTTAGTCATACCCTTCTTGATACTTGCCTGTCTGGAAGTGAATCTAGCGAGAAGATCTGCTGCCACGGCATTCTCAGCACGGTCAGTTTGCAGATTGGAAATTGGAAAGTAGTTGTGCTCTTTAGGCATATCTACATCATGCTCCCGAGCAAATACTGCACCCACCCGATCATACTGGGTATTATCAAAATAATCGATCATATCGTCTACAGATTTTCTGTGTTTTGCAGGAAGTTTATCCAAGACTTCTTCTATGACACTATCATATATGCCAGATCCATATAGATGAGATCTGTTCCCTGGATTCTTGGAATTGGCGTAGATAAACATCATCTGGTTGAGAGTGAGCTGGATTTTTTCTTTGAGCCCTTTCCCCGTATCATCAACAGTTTCATAAGTCAGCTCCATATAAGGCTCAGATAGCGCTTTCGCCACATCAATTCCCGCATGGATCTTCTGGAACTCTTTGACTGCCACCTCAGTATTGACCAACTGCGCCTCTTCAGCCTCAAGAATTTTATCAAAAACATTCCTCTTAAATACTGAATCTTCATTATATCCAACTAAGAGATCATTCATCCTCTCAGGACGAACATGGTCCCAAGCAAACTTCTTTAACCAGTTTCGCCTTTTGCGCCCTTCTACAGACTTCTTGAACCCACTCTTGTACTCCGGAGGATCGGTAATTGCCTCAATTTCTTTAACGGCTTTTTCAGCATCCTCTGCGAGCATCTCTTGCTTTTCAGTTTCTTCACGCTGCTTCTTGGTATATCCGTCAATCTTGATCTCATTGATATTCTTCACAACCTGCCGGAGTTGATCGTTATCCATATCATTTAAAGTGGCCTTAAATGTCTTGCGAAGATCGTTAGCTATTGCAGAGTCCATTGCGCGGTTTGGATTCTCAATGTACCAGTTAAGAGTCTTCTCGACATTATCAAGATCTTTGGGAGTCGCATCGGTGAGAGCCATCAAATACGCTTTGAGCTTTCGATTTGAATTGAGATCTGTCCGGCTCTGGCGAGTCTTGCCTTCCAATCTCTTCAGACGCATTCGTTCCGCCATGATACGCTTCATTACCTGCTTCTTGAGCACTGAGTTCTGTCTCTTGTACAGAACTACGTCCATGGTCTCTAGCGCCTTCCTGAAGGCAGATACTGTTTTGACATTTTTCATCAAAGTATCTACACGATTCCGAGGTTCCCCACGAAGTCCGATCTTCTTAGCGTAATCATAGATCATGTTTGTGAGCTTTTCCTGAAGATCGGCGCTGTAATTCAACATCTCGACTTCCATCTCAGCCCGCTGTCCGAGAACTTCATCGGAGACGTAACGGAGTTTGGAGCGGAGAGAGCGTGCTGCCTTCTCAATTTTATCTACCTGAGAAATAGTAGGTATTGGTTTTGGGACAGCTTTCTTGCGAGACGTCTTCTTTTCGCCATCTTTGTCGTCAGCGATTTTTGCAAAGCGAATGTCGGGAGATTCTGCGTCAAATGTTCCAATGTTGCCAGTGGCAGATTTGATCTGGTTGGATTCAAACACGGCAATCTGACCGAAAGTTCCATCTGGAAATTCTTCAACAATACCATCAAAGCCATCTTTCTTAATTTGAGTGTCTAGCGACTTGATTGCTTTGTCACGTTCTTGCCTTGTCAAATCAGGGTCAAACATCTCTTTACCGGTCAAATCTTTAAACCGTTCCTTGTATAGCTTTTCTGAGATAGGGTTTTCTACACTTAAATACACAGGCATAACATTAGGAGTTTTCCCCAGTTTTCTATTAGGAGCTCCCTCTGCAAATAGGGAGGCTGATTTTTCTGAGCCTGTAAAGTAAAATTTTCTAGCACCAAGACCTAGGCCCCTTCTCCGGCCTTCTAAGTCCTTTGCTTTAGCTAGAGAAAACTCGGTAATTCCGTTTCCTGTCCCATGATAAACAACAACAGGCTCACCACTCTTGTTCACAACTTTTGAATCCTTGAACCACTTCTTAAATGCAGGCGTTTCGGTTTGGTCATCAGAAGTCTTCGCGAACATAGGTTGTCCTGCATACTGAAGATCGTAGGCCATGTTACCGGAGAGAGATATTGACTGCTGATCAGTATTTCCAAGCATCACATCCTCAACCTTATTGCCCCACTTCTTAGCGTACTTGTTGAGGAAGTTCGGGATAGTTTTATCGTAGAGATTGACAGCCCACTCACCACCCATTTTGAGATCCTCACCCTCAAGCTTCGATTCTCCCTTCGCATCCATAATCTTCTTGGCAATTTTTTTTCCAACAACTTGATCGATAGTTCTGCCGACAGTGCTGCCAACCATAGAGGACTCGGTTATCTTCCCGTCCTTATCAAGAGAGAAGGAAAAGTCTGAGTTATTATCCATAAGAATGTAAACATCACGCCCACCCTCTTTTGGATTAACCCTAACGTGATCAATCTTCTTCTCCAACGAGTACCGATCTGCAGTCTGCTTACCGTTAATCCATGCTACGCGATCATAGCCTTCATCGGCAGCTTTGCGGAGAATGTTTTTGAGAACGTATTCGTGCCATGCTCGGCGGTGAGGAAAGGGTTTGATTCCCTTTGCATCGAGACTTTTTTCTTGAAGCGACTTTCCAACTTTATCTTTAAGAATCTTCTGGTGTTCCTTTTCTTCTTTCGATAATTCTGGACCATCCCATGTTCTCCGATTTAATTCTCGCAACTCTTTTTCTTCTTTATCAAGAAGTTTCTCAAGGTCTTTTTGTACTCCTCTTTTCCTGATATCTCTCGCCCAGTCGCTCTGAATCTCCTCGATGAAGAGAACGCGCTCTCCGTCAGGAGTAACACGATCATTTAGCCTGGCGTGAGCAAAGACGTTGGGTTGTTCCCAGTGGCCAGACTTGTATGCTGTTTCTTTATGATTTTCCCGTGCATTTTCAAGAGCCTCTTCTTTTGTCACTCCGGTTCCAAGAGCAACATGGTTTTTAGCAAGAACATAATATCTATCGTTGTCGCTGTTCATGACAACCCTTACATCTGCAGGAAGAGGTTTGGTTGTAATCGGCATCCGAAACAGAACCTCTTTGTAATTCGTTCCGCCTGGGAGAACATAGCTACCATGCTCAGTCAAACCTTCTTCGCGATTTTCTCTAAATTCTTCTCGCCTAGACTCTAAAATATCTGGAGCTTCATTTTCAGCTATATAACGAGCACCTTGCTCAATCACATCTTTAGGAATAAGCTCAAATATATCCTCATCAGAAATGTCGAAAAGTTCTACCAATTCATCGCTATCCATATCTAAAGGATCGTCGTCTACATTGCGTGTTACATTATTATGTTTTAGAGTCCACACAGTCTCTCCGTCATCAGACTCTTTTTCTATTACGCTCTCTCTTATATCGTCAGCCACTTTCATTTTTTGAGATTGCATCTCATCAAACCAATACTCGCCATCTGCCAAACCTGGACTAAGCGCCTCCTTATACAAGTCATCGGTTACACTTTCTAATGTAGGCATAGTGGTAAGACCTTCGTCTAGCACAGTCTCCTCAACCGTAACCTGATTGCTCTTCACGAAGTCCAGAACTTCAGTCTTCGTAGCTTTCGGATTCTCATCCAGCCACTCGTTCAGTCCCATCCACTCGATCTCAGCCTTTTTGAGCTGCTCCTTCTTGATCATCGATTTGATCTGAGCAACTACGCCCTTTTCCTGCTTAAGCTCGGAGATCTTCTGCTCGGTAGGGGAGAAAAATGGATCTACCTTTTCGCGTTCTGCGAAGCGAATATCGGGATTAGTCTCTTCAAAAGTCCCGACGTTATCTGTAGCAGACTTGATTTGAGTAGGAAACCATGCCACATAATGTTTATGATCATCTCCAAAGTCCATCACAACGCCATCGTATCCAAGAACTTTATTCACAGCTTCTCTGAATTCAGTTGAGTCATCACCAAAGAAATCGCCTTCAAGAGACATTAGCGATGCTCCAGTGTAATTTTCCGCAACTTGGTCAATCATCCAGTCCTGTGGACCTTCGTCCCAATACTCCTCATGCCAGTCGCCAAGCGGAGACTCTTCTTTGTGCATAATGTCGGGAGCCATTCTTAATAGAGCAGCAGCATCTTCCTGCGTTAGATCTACATCCGATTCTCTTAAGTTGGAACCACTAACAATAATAGGTTTCTGAATACTCAAGAAAGCGTCCATAACATTCGGACTATCTTCCCCGCCTGGTTTGTCCATCAGCTTACCAGTACGCGGATCTTGCAATTTTCCAGTCTGATATCCTTCGGCCTCACTCTTTTTCGTCGTAAAGTAAAATCCGGAGCCAAGCTGATTGTTTCCTTGACCAGTAAACCCCTCACCAAACTCCGTTATTGTTGTGCCTGTCCCATGATAAACAACTACAGGCTCACCATTCTCATCCACAACTTTTGAATCTCCGAACCAATTCTTAAACGCCTTAGAATCTACTTGTGGAACTACTGCAAATAGAGTGTTCACCGGAACGCGGGATGGCTTCAGAGTCTCCTTTAGAGCCTCTAGTCTCGTAGCGTAATTTTGGTGACCGGATGGCATCATATCCTCTTTTAGGATATTTGTAACTCTCCAGCCGTCTCCGTCGTTTCTTGGAGTTATGATATTATAGTAGCTATCACCAGCAATATTGATCGGCTTATCGGCAGGGTATTCAGATTCCCACTTCTCAACCTTTTTGCGCCAGTCGCTCTTCTCCTTCAAATATTGGTTCAGATGGTCAGGTGTGTTTTCTTTTTCGGCCATATCATCAAGTTTGGCAAGCTCTGCCTGAGTTGCCTTTTTCCTAAAGGTGGACCGTGTTCCATATTTCGCAACAAGAGATTCTCTAAACTCAACACTTGAGCCATGGCGAATCGGAATAGAAGACAACTCCTCAAAATCTGCCGGAGGAAGTATTGTAGCAATCCTCACCGCATCATTCTTCGCTAATCTTACATCATTTTCACGAGCAACCTCTGTAGCACTCTTCTCAACTCCCGCCTTCTGCATCTCTTTAATAATCAAGCGAGTCATCTGCTCGGAATCCTTAATGTCAACGCCGATACTGTTTAGGAAGTCGTACCAAATATCAAGTATTGTTTTGGAAAGCCCCTTCTTATCCGGAGAAGCGAGAGCGTCCTCAATGCTCTTTACCCAAAACTCCTCGAAGTGTACAGTCTTGTCTGAATAAGCTTTGAGAACTTGTTTCATAACCCTGGTGTTTTTTGCAGCTTTGAACGCCTTCTCCATTTTAGCTTTATGTTTCGGAGAAGTCTTTAAAAGATTCTTCAGTCCGATATGAGAAACTTCATGAGCGTAATAGCGAGCTACTTCTTCAGCAGAAAGCTTGTTGCTCAAATAGATTGTAATCGGGCCAGTCTTCGGCATCAATACTGCAGCCTTATTATCTTTTCCAAGCTTAAAAGTCTTTTTAGTAAGCTTGCCGTTTTCATCACGGACTACTGCCTCAAATTGATCAGCAAACTTAACTCTGATCCGCCCAAACTCGCTCTTGGGAATAATGCTTACAGACTTCTCGTATGTGTCGTTTATGTAGGTTACATCGCCAGCAGGAAAGCTCTTCCGGAAGAGAGAGACCTGCTCTGCTCCGTCAACAATTCCGGCCCCGCCCTCAAATAGAGGGAGTCCAGATATATTGGCGGTTCCACCCTTATTGTCTTTGAGATACTGGTCAACTTCCTTCTGTGTCTTCGAGCGCTCGTCTCCGTACTCGGTTCCTTCAAAGAGATCTCCAGTAGAGTCTTCTAAGAGGTCTTTCTTGAAGAAGACATCTGCAGCCTTAGAGATCTTCTGAACCTTCTTGGTCCGGTCGCCATCTTTCCGAGAGTCGTATTGGACAAAAGGAACATCATTCATAGCAAGAATGTCTTTAACCTTTTGAGAAGTTCCCTTCGGAATAACCGCCCCAGAGAACTCTGAAAGCCTTACTCCACGTTGGATCTTAGCTTCAAAGTATTCTGTAGGCATATTTTGCAGGTCCGTAGCAAAAGACACAATGTCATCTATATCAGAATCTGAAATATTACTAAAATCATTTTTCTTAAGAGATCGTTCCATTGCAGAGCGTCCCTTACCGCTACCTGTATAATAATCATATATTGATTTACTTAAGTCATCGAGATGATATGTGCTGAAAGAATCTTTGTGGTAATACTTGTAATTTTCCTTTACCTTATCAGAGAGGTCAAAAAATCGGTCATTACTTGCATCTTTTAATTTATCAAACGCCTTACTCTCAACAATTCTTTCTTTAGCCTTACGCATTTCGTCTAAATTCTTAAATCGCTTTGCTCCTCGACTACGAGCTTTTGCAACGCTCGTTGTCATCGTATTTTCAGAACCAGTAATAGCTTGCCCGAGCATTATATCAATGGCACTATTAAGACTAAAGTCAACCTTCTTGCGACCTTTTTTATAATGAGGTTCGACAAATATCTTATCAGCAATATCGAGTGCCCACTCCTCAAATTTGTCTTTACCTAATTTTTTCACTGCACGGTCTATACGATCAACAGTTTTTCTCCGATCAAGAGTTTTTTTCTTCTGACTAATAGTTTTGTAGTCATCAAGAGCTTCAGCTAAAAAGTTATAGTAAACTATACCATCAAGACTATCTCGATTAAGCATATCCTGAGCAAGTTTTAAATAGTGCTTTCGATTAGCTTCTAAAACACGCTCTCTCGTTTCACCCGATTCCATTAAAGTTTTAACTCGATCGTCAGCATACTCTTCGGTAGCTTTGACTGCCACATCGTATAATTCCTTTCGGATACGATCTTCATTACTCGAATCAACCTTTTCTGTCTTAACAAGATTTTTAATGTAAGAAACTATCGAAGGCATCCCAGTTAGAAAGCCTCGAAGGTGAGCAGGACTGGTCGCAACTCTCACGCTCACATTATTATCTTCAAGGAACATCCCTCTAAAAGACTCGTCATATCCCACTGACCTAAGAAACATTTTCTTGTCCGAATTGCGAATGTGTTCTTCAAGACTACTTTCTCCAGTTGTCATTTCGTATTTAAGCCGAGCTTCCGATAGCTTTAATGAAAAATCATTAGACTCTTTATTATTTAACTTGTACTCGATTTTTGGAGATCTGGGGGAATAGATGTCAGCATCAAACACTTTTACAAATTCAGGATCAACCATGCTTTTGTCAGCAATAAGAGAGATTTCACCAAAACCCTCAAACCCTATATCTTTTTGAACTATAGCCAAACTTGGAAGTGGTATTCCGCCAACCTCATCAATAAAAACGATGCTATTTTCATCAAGATTATGCATAGCGACAAGATCTTTTTCCTTCGGCTGAGGTTTTGCCATCTTCTCTTTGATAACTCCTATGTATTCGTCCGGATTAGTTCGGCGAGCAAACATGAGATCGACCTCATCTACATCCTCGCCAATATTTGCTCCAAAGTCAAATCCAGAATCAGCCGTATCCGCCTCCACCTTTTTAGGAGAACGCTTCTCTTCAGCCTTGCCTTGAATGTCTTTGGCTACATCGTATCTCTCTTTGGCGGAAAGGTTCATGTTAATCAAAACCTGTTCACCAATTTCTGATCTTAACTTACGGGCATAAGAGCTACCCTCTTTGCCTTTTTTGATTGCAGAAATAGCGGCTCTAATTTGCGATTTAGGAATATCGTACAAGTCGGAAAGATCCTGGGAGTCTAAGGATGCAATAACAGTTTCAAATTCTTTTTGGAGAGTTGGGAAGTCGGTAGGTTTTCCGGTTGCTGCCCATTTGGCAAGGCGATTCTTTTCGGCCTCTACGTTTCTTGTGGAACTGTCCCTGTACTTACTTAGCTCTGCACGAAGAGCAGTGTGAAGAGCTTTGGATCTAACGTAAGCATCAGAATCTTTTAGGCCCTTCTTTTCAAGCTTGGCCATATTATCTGATTGTGCAACCCGCTCAAGTTGAGCAGCGTCATACTTCGCCTCCCTATTCAGCGCTTGGTATTCTTTTGTAAATGATATGGCACGACCGCCAGTGTACTTCTCTGCGATAATATTAGTAGCGCCGAACTCGTGGATCTCTTTGGTCCGGCGTTCTTCGCCTACTTTACGTTCTTTTTCGGGAACTTTACGCTCGGCATCGGAAGTCCCTTCGCCTTGATCAGGTCCTCTACGCTCTTGTACGTTTTTCCGCCGTAAGATATCTTTACGTTTTGCAACTTGTTCATCTTCAGATCTCCCTTCGTTGGCTATTCTAATTAGCTCTTCAGTCTTGGGTGTTCCAATAACGTCCTGTATATTAGAATAGCTCTTTTTTAGTTTTTTGTCAATAACAAAAGAATTTTTACCTACACTTTTTTTACTCGACTTGAGCAAAAGATCTGCTGTAGGGAAATCCTCAGCAATAGCCATGCTGACTCCAAATGGTATTTCTTTACCGTCTGGGGTAGTTAGCGTTATGCTATTGGTGGCCTCGTGAATCTCTGCCATGTCTTTATTGAATTTCTCAATATTGTTAGGCGGGATTCTAAACGTAGGCCGGTTTTCGTCACCCCCAACATGGAAACCATGATGCCCTCTTTTCTCAAGTTCGGAATGAAAATGTTTCATCATAGATTTAGCAATCTTATCACCAAATTCCTGTCCCCATGCATCGTTAAGAATTTTAAAGTCATTAAAATCATAAGAACCATAGACGACATGATTACCATCCTCGTCTCTATTGTTGTTAGCTTCATGTTTGCGTTGCTCGCTAACCCAGTGTAATTGCCCATCAAGTCCCGAGATGGGATGTCTGCCAGCGACATCAGCCATCTCGACAACAACATCAGAAACATCAACCCCTTCTTCTTTGAGTCTTACAATGGATGGCATTCCCTCTATTTCCAAAGCGACTTCTTCCAGCCCTCGATTCTCATCTACAATAGGCTTTCCATCAGGAGACATCTTTAGGTCAGCCTGGGCATTGTTTTGGTCTGCATTTACCTCGACTGAAATTCCAGGAGCAACTTTTTCAGCTTTAGATATCTGGGCATTAACAACTTCAGCCCGCTTGTCGCTTTCGTTTAAACCTTCCGGCATCTCTGCAACTTCACCGGTAAGCTCAACGCCCTCAGTTTCGTCTTCAGCTACCTGATACAAATTGGTTACAATATCCTGTTCTTCTTCGGAGAGGGTGGGGAATATCTCCTCGCGTTGAGTCTCGGGGAGATTCTGGAAGGACTTCATAGCTTCGGCAGCTTGGTCATCATCCATATCCTCAAAAGCTTTTGCGCGGTCGTCTGCGGGGAGTAGGAATACGTTGGCCTCATCAAGCTCAACTTCTGCTTCAGGTTTAGCTTCGACTTGTTTTGTGACTGGAATACTCTGGGTTTCGTCAAGTCTTTTCTGGGCTTCGATATCACCTTTTTGTGCAGCCTGGGCAAGGTCAAAAACGTCTTGGTCTGAGAGAGGTTTCTTCTCTTCCGCAGGAACAATCTTCTCAGCTTCTTTGGGTCCAGGAAGAACAGCTTTTGTAGGGTCAACTTTTTCTTCCGGAGCAATCTCTGGAGCGACTTCTTTTTTCCCAACCTTTGCACGCCTAGCAGCCTTAACACTGCCGGCACCGAGTCCGAGAGCAGAAAGGATGAGCATTTGAGGAGCTGCTGAACTCATCTCCTCACCCATGTTTTTCATCTCACCCCAAACTATCTCGCCGAGATCTTTTTCCGAAAGTCCCTCAGCTTGCATTCCAAGCTCTGTGCCAAGATCGGTAATAATGCGCTGAACACCTTCTTCTGAAACTTCCTTAATAAAATCTTTTCCTTTTTCTTTTGCAAGTTTAACCAGAGTTTTCTTGAGTCCTTCACGAACCATTCCCTCGGTTAATTTTGAACCAACATTTGCAAGCTGTCCAAGCTGAAGTCTTTCAATGGAGGCGTATATTATACCGGTAACTGGAGCAATTTGTTTTGCTGTTTCATGGCTCACGCCAGCATCGATCATGTCTGCATAGGTATCTCCAGCACCTTGCTTTGCCCACTCATTAAGTGACCATGCAGTACCAAGGATTGGGACAGCACTTTTAACTCCAGTAAGAACCATCGGAGAAAGCATTCTTACCGTATCAGCGTAAAGTTTTCCCAAACCTTTTTCGTCAAGAGTTTGAGCTCCCATTAAGGCTTCAAAGCGACCCTTTAGTTCGATAGCCTGCTTTGCACCCTCTTCATCGTCAGCAAGAACTCTCTCGGCAATATGCTTGGATAACACAAATCCAATCCGGCCTTGCTCCCACGCTTGGTAGGTTTTGTTGTCTGATTTTTGCAATGCTTTCATATCCTGCTCAATATTATACGACCTAAGTTCTGCGGGATCGAGAACCTCTGCAACTTTCAATAAGTGAGATGTAACACTTTCTCGGTCATATTTCTCACGAGCACCTTTTGCCCCGACTTCTCGAAGATAAGTATTGATAGCTTGAGTAGTTTCTGCGTCAGATGGAATGCTCTCCGATTCAGGGAAATTATTTTCACTATAAATCGGATTGCCATCAGAATCAAATTCCATTCCTTCGAGAACAATGCCATATTCTTTCGCGAGTTGCTCACCTTTTTTGTATCGTTCTTCATATCCTTTTAAAACACCTTGCCTATTACCTTTCTTGTCTTCTCTCAAGAAATGGTTGAGGTCATCGGTCATTGTCGCACCGCCGTCTCCTGACGCATCAAGAAGCGTGGTTATGCGCTCGCTAAGCTTGGGTTCATTGTCTTTGCCGTAAGTAACATCTGCAGGTTTTAGATTAAGTAATTCAGAGATCTTTTTTCCATTGCTGTATTTGTCTGCATACTCACCCTGTCGAGGAGCCTGGGCTTGGATTGACTTTTTCCAGTCTTTAGGCTTAAGTATCGTTTCTCCGATAGATGCGCCTGTCCTGATAGCCTCACCCCACATTGGACTCGCAGAGTTAAGCATGCTAATCTTCTCTTTTATTGAAGATTGATCAACAATGGGATACTCTGAAATTTTGATCTCTTGCTCTTCTGTAGGCAAATCTTTTATTGACTTTGCAATAGTGATATAATCAACGTCGCCACGGACAACTTCGGCTGGTTTTGATACATCTTTTGGTAGATTGACGCTATAGGCAGCATCAGCAAAAGGCTCTTCAGGCTTAAGCTCTGGAACTTGCGGCTGGGATAATGGCTGACTAGGTGTTTGGCTCTCGAAAGATACGGGGTCTATCCCGCCACCAGCGACAGGTTCAACAGGCTCATCCTCAAAGTCCATTTGTCCTACAGGGATGTTTACCGGTCCAGCGCCAATAGGTTCTGGCTCTTCCTTAATGGGAGTGTTCCAGAGGTCGTCAAACGTCAGCGAAGATGAGGCTGTAGTTGGAGCCGGCAATGGAGCTGGAGCTGCAACAGGAGCAAGAGATGGGGCTGGAGCTTGTAGTTGAGCAAACGGATCTATCGGGGCTGGAGCTGTTGCCTCCGGAATAGGTTCTGTAGAAGCTGGTGCATTCCAAAGATCATCAAAAGTTACCATCTTTTTTTCCCTTTATTTTTATAGTACATCATAATCAGTTCGCTGTTGTTATTATCTTACTATATAGCCTGCCTGTTTAAGCATTTCTATTGCAGCAGTACGATCAGTCGTTTTCGCCTTAATCGCATTAAGCACCTTCTCGTGTTCTGGATTGTTAGGATCAAAAGGAATCGGAGCGCTTGGCTGAGGAACTCCAGCATTTGCACCAGGACCAGGAGCCTGTATAGGATTCGGAGCCTCGGTTTCTGCGTCATCTGCCAATCCGGAAAACTTCAATGTCTGGCCTTTTTTGAGTGTTCCAAGCTTTGACCACTCTTGCTTGTTTGCAAGACTATTTAGTAGTTCAATTTTATTTTCCAGTAAGACTTTAGCCTTGTGGTCTACTTCTGGAACAATCATCTCGAATGAATTAGGGTCAATAGTAGGATCTGGATTCAATACTTTTTTAAGCGCTTCTTTGGCTTTGGATGCCTGCAACTGATAGTCTCCAACTTGCTTGTCAATAATGCGCCGTTTCTCAGCCCTAGCAGCACCATCTTTCTCTTCCTGCATAGCCATTGTCTGGTAGCGAAGAGCTATCATTTGGTGCTTGTACCACTCGTTTGTCTCACTAGCATTCTTCTGTTTTAGGATATCTGCGCTAGAAGGATACTTGTTCATTGAAGACTGAACATCTGGTCTAAGCTGAACTCCTGGGGCAGCACTAAAAACCTTCGGAGCAATATCTTCATAGATTGTCCCCCTTGGAGCTTGGCTCATAATTTGAGCCTGCTTAGTCTGACCCTCTTGGATCTTAAGTTCTTTAGCCTTTTTGTCTGAAACTGCCTTTTGCTCTAAATATTTCCCAATACCAGTAGTCATGGATTGGTAATATTGATAAGGCTTAAATTGACCAGTAGCCATGTCATAAGAAAGCTCTTGTGGAGGAATCCACATTTTAATTTCTTCTCCAAAAGTTTTAACAGCATCATCATAAACTAGCTTGACTCCACGCTCACCTTTTGCTAAAATATTCTCAAATTCTTTTTTCATTTTACGGTTATGCACTTGTTTTTGAGCAATCCGTATTCCGTCCTCCATGCTACTAAAAACATTCCCGCCTGCAATTATACTTCCAGCCTTGGAGTTGTACTTAAGCTTAGGCGCAGGTGGAATCTGCAAAGATTCTGCTATAGTGCTTGTTGGATATTTCTGCTCTGCAAAAAATTCTTGTGTATGCTCTGGATTATCTTTTAGATATGGATTTGCCATTTCTTATGCTCCTCTAAACATTTTCATTCTATCACTCACTCTACCCTTTTCAGCTCCACCTGCAGCTAAAAAGGCATCCATTATTTGTGATCGTCTTTCTTTCGCAGAAGTAATCTTCTTTTGTTTACTTTCCTTGTCTCTAGTTTCTCTCTTTGCCCTAATCGCTTTTCTTCCTAGCTTCTTTTCATCAAGGTACTTCTTGTATTTAGCAGCTTTAATTGTATCCTTCTTTATTGTCCACTGTTTCAACACGCGCTCATACTCTTCTCTGGCCTTGCGCCTATTTTCAGCATCTTCCTTCTCAGCTTTACCAAATCCCGAAACACCACTCACAAGTCCACCAAGAGCTCCAACAACAGTTCCAATAACAGTTCCCCATCCAGGAAGAACTGACGATCCGATTTTAGCCCCTTTTATTGCTCCCTCACCTCCCTTGTGGTGAGCATACTCAAACATCCCTGGATGCTTTTTAGTGGCAGCCGCACCAATACCAACAAAAGGATTGCCAAGTCCAGCAGCTACAGCAGAATACCCCTTTATATTTTTATCTTTAGAAAGAGCTCCGCCAGTAAGAGAGGCGTCAACTAAAGAACCTGTTACAGTAGGCATATTATCAAGATAAGTTTCGATCTCTGGTCTCGTCTCAATATCATTAGGATTCATCCAGTATTTGCCTTCATTTTTCCAATCTTCCATATCCTTTTCGTAGGTATCTATAGCTTCCTGAGCTTTTTTAGCAACAATATTAGTTACCATTGATCCACCAATCTTAAGCGCTCCACCAGCATCAAGACCACCTTCGCCACCAATAATGCCACCCTTACCATCTTCCGACCCACTATCTGTTCTGCTATCTTGGATACGCGCCATAGCCCTTTGAAGAAAATTCATATCATCATAAGTCTGACCACTAGCAAATCCTTTTGCTTCATCACTTTCTCCAAAAGTAATCGCTTTGCCCATATCTTTAGAAAAAGATCCACCAAGTTCGGGAGTATCTCCACCAGATTCATCTAATCGATTATTTATTAGCGAATTACCACCACCAAAAAGACGGTATCCAGGATCATCTTTTTGGTAAAAATTTTGCCCATAGAAACTTTGCCCAGCGTTGGGATCTGGCGCATTTCCTCCAATAGTATTTGTAGTAACCTTACTGAGCTCTTCTGGGTCATATCCCTTCGGATACACAGACCCTAATCTACTGTAATCCATAGCCATATTTATCTCCTCTATATACTAATCATTTATTGAAATTGACGTTCCAAAAGTAAATAGAATCTCTTTTCCATTTTCGTCAGCAACTCTTAGTGCTTCTGCATCACCATTAGAAAAGGCCTTTCTGTAGCCACGAAATCCGGCTGACGCAGAAACTGCTTTAAAAGAAGTTAATCCAGCTAGAGGATCTTCTAAAACAGTATACACTGACCCATCCCACTCAAATGTATTTCCAATATTATCTGTAGCCCAATTTTTAAATTCTTTATTAAAAGTAGCTTTAGCATAACCAGACTCAGTATACCCCTCGTATATATTTTTATTATAGTTAATTCCAGAAGTAACTTTGCCAACTGGAGACATCCATTTGGCTGACTCGTCAGTTGTTTTCTCACTATAATTCTTAGAATTAAAAACATTATTATCAAAACGGCTTGTATCTCCAGAAATCCCTGCGGGAGAATACTTTTTCATATCTCCAATTCTATAATTACTAATCGCAGCAATATTGTTTTTGTCTTGGAAATCTTTAGTAAAATTCAGTATTACTCCGTTCTTATCGACAACATATCCTTCACCGTCTTTCCATAAGCTTTTAAACTGATCTGAGGCAACATCGAAATGCTCGCCCTCCTTAAGAAAAGCTCTTTCCATTTGCAGTACAATTTTAGAGAGTAGTGTTGTGTCTGTTGCAATCTGTCTGTCTCCAGCAGAATCTAAGTATGTAAAATAGCCAAGTTCTCCAATATCTGTAATAAGATTAGATATCTTCATGCCATTTGGAGCCTCACCATCTTCTCTCCACTCTTCTGGAACAGTGAAATTTGAAACAAATTCGTCGGCAATAATAGCTACCTGCCGTATATCTTCAATGTTATCGGTGTTAGAGATGTAGTCGTCTATCTCTTTAATGTCTGCGAAAAGAGGAGCATTTTTTGAACCATCTACCCTGCCAAATTTATCTGTGACAAATTGCTTGATATTTGGATTTCCATTTTCATCGAAATAATCTGCACGTTCTGATTCACTAAGCTCATTCCACTTATTATCCATATCAGCAAATGTGATCGGCTTGGTGACAGTTTCACCATCAACAGTTGTACGCATACCAAAATCTGTTCCATTGCCGTCAACATTGACCTCGGTAGCGCCATAGTTTTCCGGTTTTTTGCCATCGGTATAGTTAATGTCGTTTCCGTTCCAATCTTCATAATTAAAATGCAGAGTTGGGTCGTCCCACGGAAGCATGTAAGTCTCGTCTTCGGTAAGATTTCCATCTTTGTCGATAATACCATTAACAAGCATATCATTGAATGCTGCCACCATATTGCCCCTGTTTTCTGGGGTATCTACATAATCTTTTGCCAGTCCTTCTGCAATAAAGGCATCAACATACTTTTCTGCCATAGGTAATACCTGGGCATCATGCACGGTCTTTATGTATTCGCTAATTTTGGCATCGCTTCCTTCGGCATTACGATCTATTCCAAGATAAGCTGCAACTGCCTTTATGGTTTTATAGTCATCAAGCATATAATCAAGATCACGGTCATTACTCCTCAGTTGACTAACAAGAGACTCTACTTTACCACCAAAGTATTCGTTTTTATCAGAAGAAACAGCATCAATACGAAGCATTATTTCTTTGTCAATATCTTCGTCAGTAGCATTTCCACCTAGTTCTCTATTTATCTGATCTCGAATAATTGGATCAGATATTATTGAATCATAATCTCTAGTAAGTAGCATCCCCATAACGCGTTCAGATACATCAATATCGCCCCTTTGTTCACGATTATAGTCGTTAAGAACTCCGCGAGCCTCTTCTTCGCTAAGTCCAAGCTGTTCTATTACATCAGGAATAGCAGCCTCTCCACCAATTTTAAGCATCTCAAGAGCACTCTCATACTGGTTGACGCTAAGGTTGATTTTAGCTGCACGCTTTGCAATATCAAGTGAATCTATGTTATACTGGTCTTTCTTTGTTTGATAAGCCTGCTGCTCTGTTATGTAGTTGAGATCGGGAACATCCCCACCAAATATTTTAACGTGCTCCGTTTGGAGTATCCTTAATCCTTCGGCAGTTGTGGGATCATGTGTCTCAAGAAGATGCTTCCATTCTCTATCTTTGAGATCATTATCGTGAGTCTCTTTTCTCTGGTAAAAATCTTCCATGCTTCTAGCTTGAGTAAGAATGTCGAGAGCTGCCGCGTCTGCTCGCCCCTGGGCATTAACGACAAGATCACCAACCAGGTTAGATCGACCGATTGCATAGCCTCTTTCGAGCTCCATTGAAAGTCTGTTTTTGGCTCCAGATGTCATGTTTGGATCCGCATTGATTCTTTGGAGAGTAGCTTGAGTATTTGCAGCACTAGACGCATCAAATTCTGCGAAATAGTTATTCGCGATAGTTTTATCAACTTCACTTAGTCCATTTGAGATATCTACAAGTTTCTGAAAAGCCTCTTCTGCCTTCAGCTCATAAACAGATGGTGGATCATCGTCCTGTTTAGGAATATCTGTTCCAGCTATCTTAGTATTATCTTTACTTACTTGCGGAGAAAGTCCACCCTGCATAACCTTACCATCAGCATCAATCTCTACCTTGTCTCCATTTTTAAGAGTATAGGTGATATTACCCTTGTCATTTAGTTGGGGAGGAACCTGAAACTTCTCATTTGTACCTTTGAGAAAATTGAGTCTCTTGATTTGAGTTTCGTAATCAGTCCCTCCGGTGATATCTCCCAGGTAGTCTTGAAGCTGCGAAGGTTTTTGGAGCAACTCTGTCTGCTTCTGCCTTATAATATTAGAAGCGTTTTCGGCATGGTATTCCCCAGAACTCTCTGCTGCGGTATCAAGAGACTCTGAAAGCTGTTTGCCATAATCTGAGCTTTTTTCGTAGGTAACAACACCTTCGTCATTTATACTTCCACGCTTACCATCTTTTCTGGTGAACATGACAGTCTGACCATCATCAGCGATATAGGGCTGTACTTCAAATTCGTTAGATCCATCCTTGAGATAATCAATCATGCCGGGAAGGGATCCGTCAATATTCCCAGATGATGCCTGAGCAAGCTCTATCATTTTACCCTGGAAAGAAGCGTGGTTTTGTACGATCTTTTCAACCGGTATACTTATCTGTCTTGCTGCGCTCTCCGATCCAGCCTGAAGAGATTCAGAAAGCTTTTTTCCAAAGTCCTGGCCTTTTGCCCAAATAAGAGACCCGTCAGCTTTGAAATACCCCTTACGCCCTTCTGCGTTTGTAAACATAATAATTCCAGAAGCAACTAACTCAGGTTCTTTTTGCCATTTCTCACCTGACTGTTTCAGGAAATTAACTATTTTGCTTGTGGCATTATCTGGACTCATATCAGCTACAAGTCTCTTCATATCACCCCCGGCTTTATCAAAATCAATAGCACTTGACACAAAATCGTCAGAAGCGCCGTAGCTCGGAATAGCACCAGGAACCTCTGGCTGTTTAGCCATAGTTCTTCTTCTTGGTTCAGAGACAACTCTACCCATTGGAACTGTTGTTGCTGTGGGCTCTGGAATAGCTGGTACTGGAGCCGCTTCTTGAACAGGAGCCGGAGCGATAGTTGATTGCGGAACTTGAGATGTAGTCTTTTGGACCGGAGGAACTGTGTCCCCAGGTTTTATAGGAGTAACCATGTCCGGAACAGGCTTCGGAGCACCAGTGCTTATCGGAGCTGGAGCTATCGTAGATTGTGGGACTGGAGCTGGAGCAGGCTGTCCTTGGGCTGGAGCGATTGTCTGTGCAGGAAGTTCAGTTGGATTATATCCGCCATCCTGATACCTGCGCATACCGCCACACTTGTATCCAGGAATACCATTCTGCTCAACTTCGCCTAAGCGAGCCTGTTGATCTTCGGTTTGAGCTTGGGAAATACCTGGCATGCCATCGGACGGAGTAATAATACGACCGCCTGGAACCTGATCAACAATTTCGTCTTCATGATACATGGCTGGATTTCTACCACTATTATCCATAGCTGCAGGTTTGCTTGGCTCAACTATACCGTTTTGTCCCGCACCAGTATAATGTGGACCCTGCATTCCACCTATAGTAGAAAGACTCTGGCGCGGAACTTGCGATCCTCTACCAGCGCTACCTATGATCGTTAATTGATCGGGAACCTCAGACTCTTTTTTAGCGTAGTCTACTGCCCATTTTGGTTTCTTCTGCATACAAAAGCTCCTGTATTTATAATCGAGTTATCGACGTAATTTTAACCCTGCGACTGAAACGCCAGCATCAGTATATGCTTTGGATGTAATTGCTGTAGTGCCAACATAATACTGATAAACTTTCGTAACATTTCTAATTGCCATAAGAGTTGGTCCAACGATAAGGACCTCTGTTTTTGAGTTCCCGCCAGCATCCCCATAAGAGATTTTGCAGATCCCAGAAACGTCGGCGTAAATGTATCTGCAGTTCTGCATGGATGGAGTAGCATCTCCAGCCGAAGCATCTACAGACTCATGCTCAATACTAGGCACGGTTAATCGATCTGCGTTGTTGCCAGTGTCATCAGCCATTCCCTTAAATTCTTCGTTTGTTGCACCCATCATTATCTCCTTATTTATGTTCTATCTTCTATAAAACAATTTGCCAATACCTGCATTTCCAGCAATCCAGACAAGTCATCTCTTATTGTTATTCTAAGTTCATCTCGACTCTCAGGTTTTAGTACAAGAGGAACAGGGAATGTCCAATCGATAAACAGACAAGAGTTAGTCCCGTCAGAAAAACTTTGCGTCCCCGCCTTAGGCCATTTAATTAAGTCGAATATATTATCCGCTATCCATGAGTTTGCACGAGATTCCTGGACATAATTTTCAACTAGGATTCCATTTGTCAATGTGGCAGCAAGAAGCTTGTTGTATGCATACCCTGCCATTGTTCCGTCTGATACCGCACCAGACATAACATCAGCAAAAGCAAATCTTAGACTTATAATATGTAGCCATGTTCCTTTATCGGGCTCTACATTAAAACTTATGTTTTCGCCAGACTCTTCTAGCTCAATGTTATCCATATAGAACTTGGGGGATTTACCGCCCTCTCTTGTAGCAATCTCAAATCTAATGGCGTCAATAGTGCCAGTGGTCAGCCCCATATCAACTAACGGAATTGCGACAAATTGCCAAAGATCATAAGTACCATAGCTAAAATAGTCTTCTAGCGCAACGCTACTCCCAACATACCCAACGCCAACGTCATAACCCTGAATTACCACAGAGTCTCCCGCCAACCAGTCCTTGTCCACATATACCCACAGCGTAAAAGCAGCATAACCAGATACGGTTATATCTGTTCCAGCCTCGGCTATCTGAACAATATCGCCAATGTTACCCTTGTCCCACTTGATACTTTTTGTTCCAGCATAAGCTTGATCGGTACTATCTTCAACAGCTTTAGTCCCTACGGGTTCTGAAAAAGTCTTATACGTGTCATCAGTACCATTGTGGAAATAGATGGGAGTTCCGCCAAAAGCAGCGTTCTGGTTCATATCTCGGCCATAAGTATCATTGTCCAAGTAATAAATATTTGGAAGATATGTTTTTTGTGGCCGAGTAGCTACAGCAAGAGATTTAACCTCACCATTACCATTAACGACTTCTGCAACATCTCCGTTTTTAATATCCGCTATATAGGTACTAAGAGCCATTTGTTAAGAAACTTCATTCTTATGGAAAAAGTAAAGAACGGTTCCCCGTATATTAGTGTCTCCGCCTACAGCCCAGATTGAGAATGTCCCGTTCTTAGGAAGAATCATAAGTCCTGGGAAATCATAATACTTGCTATCTCCAGCATCATTAATCCAAATAGTCTGCGTTTTTGCGCCTCCGCTTAATCCAGTGATATCGACTGCGCCATCAGAGATATTAGAATAACACAGCACATCAGCAACCTCTCCACTGGCAACATTAAGATTAGCGGCAACAAGATCTGTGCCATTTGTCTTTACAGCAGTTCCGGTGTCCCCCAAATTAAAGTATACTTCTTCTCCGCCACTTGATTGCAACCAAAGGCCTTGAAGAAAAAGCTCTTCGGAGTCTTGATTCTTGAGGTAAAAAATACAGTCGCCAGCACCATCAGGATTAACTCCAAAGTCTACAGAAAAAGCCTTTTGGTGGTCGTGATTAGAGTGTGGCGCCACTCCTCGAGTAACAGTTGATGTCATAAGTCTATTTTCGTCATTTACACCCGCTGGCTTGCTGTTGCCTAATCCACTATTGATCAGCATACATCCTCCTCGGCTACATCGCTATGAGTTATTTCGTTATCAGTTATTAATTCAAATTGCATATTCATCTTTACAAGCTGACAAAGAATCCTGTTTAAGATATCTTTCTCAGAAACAGATTCTGTCTTAATTTCACCCTGACTATTAACGCCAATATCCGCGCCGCTCCCACCAGCATCGATTCCTGCTATTCTCGTCTTTGATGGATGCCGTGTTATCATTTCGACAGCGCCCCACTAATCCTCATATTGACATCGCCATTACTCGCATATCCCTGAATAGTAGCCTTCTCAGACAAGACTTGCCACGTGCCATATTCAACATGCTCGTTAGGCTCAATCACAAATTTGTATAGAAATGCGTCAGTATCATCAAGAGTTTCGCCACTTTCTACTAAATACAGGTAAACATCGGCATTAGAACTGCCTTTATTTGTCATAGATATCTGTTTAATTTCAGCATACTGACCCGTTGCAATAGTGGCCAAAGTAGCTACGCTGCTTCCCAGAGTTCCGCCGTAGAATTTTTTAGGTGTAAGTGGCATTTACATCTCCGAACACATGAGGGAGTTAAGCCGACTATCAGTCCGCTCTCTTTCCATATAATCTAATATATCGCTGATTGAAGTGCTATCTCCAATACGACTTTGTGTCTTCCCTGTAATATGCTCCATGTCAGACTCTAGTCGGATTACTTTCCGCCATAGGTTTGTTACATTCTTTTCAACATTATCAACCCTAATTTCTGGAGGCTGATTCCGATTGGTTTTGACAGCATTATTAATGCTTTTAGGCATATCTATATCCCAGGCAAAACAATGTCTCCGGAGTTCCCGTCAACATCATTAAAGTAATAAGTTCGTGCACCAGAACTAACTGCAGCATTAAATGCACGGAGATCGAATATATCAACAATTCCGGTCGGAGTAATAACCATATCCCCAGATTCAGTAACCGTTTCAGCATACCCCAAAGTCCAGCCACCAGAAGTATCGTGAATAGTAAGCGCTACAGCGTTTCCGCCAATAGTCAAACCAATCGTACCTTGATACCATAACATAAGAGTTCCGCTAGACAGGCTTACAGAGCCTAAATTTTGCGCTGTGTCAAACTCTATAGCAGAGTTCGTGTTGCCATCTAATCCAGCAATACGAGTGATCCCTATGAGACTGAGAGGGATTCCAGTGTACCGATTAACAAGGTTGTTGCGACTATATCCCAGCCAAAGAGTCGGACAAGCTAACTCTCTCTGCCAATCATCGTGATTCATTAGCATATTGTCAGGAGCAGCAGGCGTATCCATGACTACATATTTTTGGATACGTTCCATAACTCTAAACTCAGCTTTGTTTCCGACAATCTTTGAGTAAATGCGATTCCCTTCAACCTTTTTGTCATAGGAGATCATGTGTTTTGGGATACTGATATCTGCTGCTGTAGCCTTTGCTGTAGTCTGCTCGCCATCAGTAAAGATAGATATGTCGAGTTCTAGTCCCGTAGGGTATCCATTTGCATCATACCCTGAAGCGCCTCGGTTATCTTCGTTGATAGGTCTTGTAAAGAAATGGTTCCGATTTGAGCGAAGAAAATAGTCTTCTTCTTCACCGGTGTCTTCACGAAAAGTTACTTCCGGAATAATATCAGTTCCACCACTCCCACTTGTATCAACCTTATCTTTCCAAACCTTGGTCTGGCCACTTCCGGAGGGACCATTAAAAGTTGTGATATCATAAAGCATTCCATCACGATAATCCATTACTAGCAAATGAGGATAATAGCTTTCGTCATATACCGAGATAACGCCTACTCTCCCCTCGGGGAAAGGAAAACCATCTCCAGAGCACTCAGAAAAACCAAGTCCTTGGTCAGTGTTAAATCCATAACGGAAACATTTGCCAGTTTTGGAAACATCTCTACCAGAACCTCCAGATGCCGCCCACGGATAAAGGGTAACATAATCCTCCTTGGTTTCAGTTTCAGAGTTGCCTTTCTGGTCTGTTACAGTGTGGGATATCGTATATTTCCCAACCATAGAATAAGCGTGCCTAGGATTCTGCTCTGCAGATTGTTCGCCATCACCAAAATCCCACAAATGGGTATATGTTTCTACGCTTTCCACAAGAATTACTTGTGAAGAATAGTAGTTCCATAGCAAATGGGCACGATCAGTATCATCAATTCCCAGACTTGGTGTCGGAGGAAGAGAGCCCATGATTGAGAAATTGATGGCCCTCCTCCGTTTTTTAGCAGTGTCTATTGCCAAGTTAAACTCCCGTTATAGCTTCAGCACGAGTAAATAGGATTCCGTTATCAGTCAATCCCCACCTGGAGATTTCAGTTGTTCCATCGTCAGCATAGAGAACCTTAAGCGAACTTGTGGCTGTCACAAGATTTCTTTGCAGCATATAGAGTAAGGACATGCAATCAGCAAGAGTAGTCTCTGCCACAGGAACACCCTGAGTAAGAGCGGCTACATTATAGCTTCCGTCTAGTCCGATCGCAGCACCAACCTCAACCTTAATGACGGCAGCTTCAGTAGCATCTATTCCGCCATCAGCATCTGTTGAGCCGCTCAAATAAGCTTTGGATGGGAGCTTGGCCTCTACAGCGTTAACTCCTGTGTCAATATCCGTAAGAGCTCCTGCGTTAGGCAGAGCGTCTGTTACGGCCTTTATGGCGTCTATCTCGTCATCCTTGTCGGTAACTACTGAGCTTCCCATGATATAATTAGTAGGAAGTTTAGCTTGCGTTTCATTTGTATCCGCAAGAATAGAAGTCACATTGCCCTGCATTGTCGTTATGGTTCCTGGAATTGTGGTTGCGGTGTCAATTAGAATCGCAGCAGTATCAACCTTGATTGCATCAACTACAGTGTCTACCGTTGCAAGATTAACCGCAGTTGCAAGACCTGACTGAATTTCAGTTACCGCATTTGCTGCTAGTGCATCAGCGTCTATAGCGTCAGTGGCTATTGCCGTAGCAGTAATCGTATTAGCGGCCATTGCCGTTACATTGACTTCAAGACTATCAGTCGTAGTGGCATCTAAGTCTTTGCCAGTACCCTGAGCCTCAAGTTTCATGCCGTTTCCGTTATTTACTCCACCCTTAGCATAAATGCCAGAATAAGCTCCAGATCCAAGAGTGTTTATGCCATATCCATTTGAAGATTGAGCAACGATTTTGATTCCATCACCTGTTGCTCCACCGCCACTAGTTATTTGTAGGCCATCCCCTGTACCTGAGGCGGCAACAACAAGACCATCTCCATTCGTGGCCTGAGACGTAATATTGAGACCATTTCCTGTAGCAC